AGATGCGAAACCATTCCCGTTTCAAGAAGTGCAATTGCCTTGGCAGGAGTGCCCACAAGAACCCAACCTTCGGTCGGAGTCCTTTCGTCATCAAGATATACCTTGAGACAATTATCTTTTCGCGTATTCAAAATCATTAGTATAAAAATCCTTTGCCGTAAACCGCATCTGATTTTTCAGAGGGAGGCATAAACGGATTCGGCTTGAACGTATGGCCGCCACTATTACCACACGAACACACAAAATGACACATCAACATACGAGGGTTGGTTGCATCCGAATAATGCATAATGGTCAAACCCATCATGCTCTTCCCGGTCACATATGTCGTATCACATTGCGCGCACTTCAATTTCAAATCCAACAGCAATGACTTTACGAGAGTGTCCCGATTCTCTTTGGGTGTTCCGATTACCTTCTGAATGTCTTTCATGTTCATTTTATATTATAATCCCCATCTTCAATTTCAAATATCCACATCCAATGCTGCTCATGTGCAGCCATGCATGATGGACATTGACAACCAATACTCTCGACGCGCAGACCTGTTCTATCGCGGCCCCCGGCAGGATGAAACCAATCCTCTACACGTTCTTTGACTTTCCATTTCTTTCCATGCTTTGCAATTGTTTGCTTTGCACGCGCAGACTTTCCTTCCAGTCGTATTGTCTTTTTCATTTCGTTTTTCCTATAAATGGTCTGCCCGACAGGAGTCAAACCTGTGACCTTCCGCTCCCAAAGCGGACGCTCTATCAGACTGAGCTACGGGCAGTAAGATATATTAAAAAGGTATGTCCTCGTAAAAAGTAAAAGTTCCACTATGCTGACACGCTTTACATTCTAGTGCCGCTGCCAGCCGAGCATTCTCGGGCCCGTCATGCCAGTTTTTAATTATTGCTCCTGTTCCAGAATTAGAAACATCATCATAAAAAACTTTGAGATATTCTGACGGATGATTCTGACGAATCATTTTTGTCAATCGCGGAGCAGAAACTTCATCTACTGAATCAAACCCGAAAAAATCATTGACATAAAAGAAAGTTTCAACACCCTTCAGCGTATGCATTCTATTATATCTATCTTGATTCATATTACACTTTCCGCACTTGACCTTATCGCGAAGACCCAGACGAATCGCCAATTCTAATCTACCACGGGCTGCCAAAATAAATACTCCTGTCCTTAAAAATGGTGGGGATGGTGGGAGTCGAACCCACACTTTGCAGATTTTAAGTCTGCTGCCTCTGCCGTTGGGCTACATCCCCGTTATCTCTGATATAAATTTCTGCAACTCTGCTTCAAATTCCTCAACTTTACTGCGAAGAATAGTTTCTCCCGTCTTCTTTCTAAAGATAAGAAAGTGGTCGAGTATCAAAAACAGTTCTCTTTTTTCTTCTTCGGTCATACTGATTCTCCATGTATATCAATCAGAAAGGAACATCAGGAAAATCCTCCAAGGCATCATAATTAATTTCCTTAGGAACACATTCGGGATCTGGACACCCTTCGTATTCAATGCACTCTCCATCGAAGATTGCAATCTTTGACGTTCCGCCACACATGGGGCAGGAGTCAATATCCATTTCAATTTTCTGAACTTCTTCTTTGCTCAACTGATTCATTGCAAGTGCCATTTTATTTATTTCCTTTTCTTTATACGAAAAACACATTCCGAATAACCAACACGGTTACCAGAACAAGATTAAAACTCGCGAGTCCAATTTCCCAACACACCCACCACTTTTCCATTACTTCTTCTCCTTATTCCAAACAGGAACGAACAAATTGTGAGCAACCGTCTTTGACCCGGCCTCAAACTTTGCCTGCTGAAATGCCCGAATACCCTTCATGGTAATGAACGGACCATGATGAATAACAACCCCATGTTTTGTGGTTTCTTTTACAATATACATATTATACTTCTTCCCTTTCTCTAAGGAATCGCGTTTCCACAATTTCAAAATCAGAATCATTCTTCTCTGAAATGATTCTCCAATCCTGCCCCCACTTCTCACAGGTCTTGCACTCGCACATGATTGAACGAAGTTTCAGGAAAGGTCCGCTGGAATTAGTAGGAAACAAAACCTTGTCTGTCTCCCCACACACTTCCCACACTTTGCCATGCTGGCGAATGCGGTCCTTTCCTTTCTTTGTCTTTCCTTTTAGTTCAACCCAAAACATTTTTTATTACTCCTGTATTCCGATTGTCTTCAGAACCTTGGGACGATTGATAATCGTATCCTTTGTGTTCTGACCCTTGTAGTCATTGAAGTCGTGACGTTTCACCGTTGCCTTGATGATGTAACAATACAACGGAGCAAGGTGCCTTCCTTGTTCGTCATTGATTTCATTCCCAAACAAAGTGAAAAGGTTTCCAACCTCATCCCGAAGTGTATGAACCCGGTATCCACTTCGCGTGTCCTTGGAACTGACATATTTCAAAAAGAAAATAAGTCGGTCACCAACTGCTCCAACATATCCCAACTCATCGTTTACGCTCGGCCGGGAAACCTTCCCGAATTCCGAATCAACTTTTCTTGTGTGTGCCATGCGTATATGCCTCTTCGTGCGTGATTGCGTGATAGTAAATTTTGAAATGGTAGGCTCGGTGGGATTTGAACCCACGACCGTTCGCATATAAGACGAATGCTCTAACCCCTGAGCTACGAGCCTATTCTCCATTTCAGTTTTTAGAATGCGGTATAGTCATCGCTATCCGCAGACTTTGCTTCCCCCTTGTTATCATCATCGGAATCCGAATCGGAACCGGGATTGTTTGCGTCCGCATCCACCTTCTTGTAGAGATCAAGGAAACTTTCCTTCGTCTCATCATCGAAGCGAGCAACGCAGAGTTCAACTGCCTTCAGCCGATCACCAAAGATAGAGAATGCCTTGGCAACGTGCGTCAACCGTCGAGTCGCAATGATTTCATCCACGCCACCATCAAAGAAGGTCTTGCGAATGATGTCTGCCCAGGCAACAAGCCGCTCGGCAAACTCATCATCTGCACATCCGAGAAGAGTCAGTTCCTTCTTGACAATCTTCTTCTCAATGGCAACCGAAGGATATGCCTGCTCAAAGGTAATCGGGAACCTCTCCAGAAACGCCTCGTTCAGAACATTCGTTCCGATGAACCGTCCTGCATCATCTCCCTTGCCCTTCGTGTTGGCAGTCGCAACGATGGTGAACCCATCGGCAGCATGAACAACTTCGCCAATCTTCTTGAGGAAGAGCGGCTTGCCTTCAAGCACCGACTGGAGACACATCACCTTGTTGGAAGCAAGGTCAATTTCGTCAAGAAGCAGAACTGCTCCCCGCTCCATTGCCTCAACAACCGGGCCCTTCTGGAAAACGGTCTGTCCGTCAACCAGTCGGAAACCACCAATCAGATCATCCTCATCAGTTTCAATGGTGAAGTTAACGCGGATGCATTCCCGCTTTGCCTTGGCACATGCCTGCTCAACACCGAACGTCTTGCCGTTGCCGGAAAGACCAGTAATGAACATGGGATAGAACATACCCGAGTTAATGATGGTATGAACATCCTTGAACGAACCAAAGGGAACGAAGTTCTTCGCCTTGGCAGGAACAAGATTCTCAAGTGCCTGCGACCGAACCGAAGCAGCAGCCTCGGACACCGAACCCTCAGAGTGGGGAAGCTCGACAACCTTTGCCGATGCAACCTTCTTTGCAACCTTTGCCTTCTTCACCTTCTTTGCAGGAGCGGCAGCGGCACCGTCAGTCTCGAAGAGTTCCGGCACGGCATACACGGCCCGCTCATCGGTGGCATACGCTCCACCATTCATGAACCATGTCGGCTTCGGAAGTCCGTGCGAATCACACAGAGAAAGAACCTCTTTCCGCGTGATAGTTTCGCCATACTCCTCCATTGCCAAACGAATGAACTCGTTCTTGGTTTCGGAAGTGGCGCGTGCCTGTCGAATGTTTTTCTTTGCCATAATAATAATAGTTCCTCAATTGTAATTAAAAGTAGTGGTAGTAAGTAGTAAAAAGGGTAGAACAGGGTGGGGGAGGTTTCCCTCCCCCGTGCGTTATGCAATCATGTCAATAAACTTCGTCAACATAACGCGGGTCTTGAGTTTTCCTTTCGAGTTCTTCTTGAATGCCTTGCGAATGTCTGCAACCTTTGCATCGTCCGCAACATCATCCAGAATTCCATCTTCCGAAGTCTTCAGATTAGAATCACCCCGAACAACGAAGAGTTCATCATAACCCGGAATGTCAACACACGCAGAACCGTCTTTCTTCATTACACTAAAAATTTCATCAATGTATCCAGAAAAACCTTCGTATGTATTCGGCGTTTCGACACCAGAGTTAATGATAAAGTTCCTCAAATCCTTCTTGGCAGCCTGAGTGCTTCCGGCAAGAATTCGGAATCCCGCAACCTTCACTCCACATCGTTCCGAAAGAGAAGACAGAAGAAACCCTGTTGCTCCACCAAAACCATATCGCGAAGACCTATGATTCCGAAAACTATAAGACTTCTTCGTCTTTTCATCCCGAATGATAACATCTTCCATACCGTATCGAAGACTTACGCAACTACCGTCTTTGGCAGACCAGCATTCAGAAATCGGATTAGATTCACCATCAGTCAGAAACACAACATTACAAATCTGAACCGAATTGGCATTCCGAAAATCATCAACGATATTTGCTGCCATGATGATCGCTTCATCGAGCGGAGTGGAACCGAGTTGGTCATGGTTAGGAACACCAACCTGATACTCGACATCATTCAACTTCGGAGCATTATAATAGCCATAGCTATACCTACCATAATGTACCTTCAAGAAAATGAGATAGTCAAGCGCACGATTGTATTCCCGACTACTCAGTCCATTGGAGATATACTTCCGAAGAACGAACGGGGCAGGAACAAGGTCACCATCTTTGATTCCAGGGAAGCCATCCTGGCGGCTATTGTAACTTACGCCAGAATTACCAAACCCATAGACTTCAAACGGAATAGAAACCTTCTTGCAGAAGAGAACCAAGTTAATCAACTGCTCAATGGTTCCTTCCATGTTGCCGGACATAGAACCAGAAAAGTCAACGAACATAACCAATCCATGATTCTTTGCGTCGGCAACAACTGCCTTCTTCAGAAAGATGTCTTCATTGTATTTGTAGGAGTGAAGTGCCCCTACGTTAATTACTCCTGACCGTGCCGTCGAAGAACGGCGATGTTCATCGGCAGCCTTTTTCATTTCAAACTCTTTTACGAGATAAGAAACAACAGACTTACATTTATTGACATACTTCATGCACTCTACATGAAGATTGGTGTTGAACCCGGCAGTCCATTCTGCCCGTTCGGCCCTGTCATTATACGAAACGTTCTTCGCACCTTCGGTGATTACCTTGTCGAAGTCCTGAAGAATCCGCTTGGTATCATGAATGACACTATGATGGTCAACCCTATCAAAAGGAATCGTTGCCGTGATAGTTTCACCAGCGTTTGAGTCAACAAGGTCATTGGTGTTCGACCGAGTTGCTTCATCCGTTTCGGAACCGGGATCGTATTCATCATCGTCGCTGGAACCACCAGCATCTACGCCTTCAGAAATATCACCCGAACCATCCTCTTCGCCTTCTTCCTTTCCAGAGTCATCATTTGAAGAGTCATCCCCATCGGATGCGTCATCTTCATCGTCATCACCATCGGAACCAGCATCGGATTCCTCATCACCATCGTCATCAGAGTCACCATTGCCACTTCCATTGCCTTCGGCCTCTTCTCCTTCTTCACCGTCATCTTCAACTTCTTCGTATTCGTGACTTTCGCCGGGTTCGCCTTCGCCTTCCTCACCCTCACCAGTATCACCGGGGTTGGTATCGCGACCGTCCTCGTCTTCGTCTTCCGGCATATTGTCCTTCATGTATTCATAAAGGTCAACTGCCATATCCACAGTATCTTCAAAAGTTTCCAGAAGATAACCACGGTCGAAAAAGTCTTTCTCTTCACCTTCCTCAAAGTGAACACCCGAAAGATTTGACGAACACTTGTATGCCATGTTCAGTCGGTCAATGAGATTGGAAGCATTAATATCGTCAAGAGTAATGCGACCAAAGAAACCCGCTCCGAGCAACCGACGATACCCTTCGGTAAAGTCTGCGCGAAGGCCGGGATACTTCCGCTTCATCTTCTTTTCGATGCGAGCATCTTCGACCACATTGATGATCGACTGGAACCCGCTCCGCTTGGTGTATGCCTTCGGAATCTTCGGATGACTCCGACCACCGACAGGGGTGAAGAGAGCATGGCCGACTTCGTGGCCAGTGAAGAGAAGGTAGACAACCTTGCTCAAATCCTTCCATGCCGGAAGAACCAACGTCCGAGTCTCCGGGGAGAACGATGCCGTATGCGCCGAAGAATTATGAATGATGTTCAAGTCTTCCGTCGCGAGCAACTTCGCCAGACCATTCAACGATTCGATGTTGACGGGATTCCGCTTTTCTTCCATCGTAGTCAATGCGCTTGAATTGAATTTTTCCATTTGTTTTTTTGCCTCTTGAATCGTGATAGTTTTTGCGAGAAATTTAAGAAACACGAAAAGCCCGGAAGGCATCTAATGCCAACCGGGCTTCTGTATTATGAAGTGAAGCGTACCAACTTCACTTTGCCGAAACGAGCCTGCGCGATTTTGCACGCAGCAACAACCGCATCCTCGATTCCCTTCCGAGGATTCACGGTAACCTCTACCGTAACTTCCTTGGGGAACCGCCGACCGTTAAAACGACCGTGCTTGTTGTTGTTTTTGAGAATGACTTTTACCATGTTCATAATTATTTCCTTAATTTGAATTGAAATTGAAAAGTGAAAAACGATTATCGCGAAACCTTGAGGTTCCGTGCATTCCGGTCCTGCGAAGTGTGCGCCTTGCGGGACTTGTCGGCGCGAGTGCCGCGACCACCACCAGCAGAAACGTGAACCCTCGACTTCTTCAGGCCCTTTGAGTTCCGAGTCGCGAGAACCTTGATCTCACCACCCTTCGCAAGAAATGCCTTCATGGCATCGGAGTCGCTGGAAGAATCAGAGAGTCGCGCAGTATGATCTGCGTCCGACTTCGTGATCCGCTTCTCGGCTTTCGGAAAAACGATTGACTCTCGCATGAATCGAACATCTTCCGAAGAGGTCGAACTTTCCGCGAAAACCGCCGCCTTCTCTTCGGCAGCCATTCGGTCAACGATCATCTCGCGAGCATCCTCGACGGAGACACCGGGAAGCGCAATACGAATTTCGTCAATATCCGCGAGCGAAACAACGATGCGGGACTTCGGGGTGGTTTTGAATTTGAAAATCGTTTTCATTTGAGTTTATGGCCTTTTTTTTTACAGGGCCATTATAGCACCCTGAGTCAGAAAGTCCAACACAATTCGGTGTTTTTTTGATTATTTTTCCCTTTAAAAACAGGCACTTAGAGACATTTTGAACTTGAAGTTCATTTTCAACACAAAAATGTGTCATCCAGTCATATTCCTTAGTAAAATCAAGGACTTAGAGCATATCTTGTAACTACCCGGATTTACAGGGGAAATCGACTATCACGCATGAGATCGAACTGAGGCGGGTTTCAGCCTGAGCGGAATCGGTCTGCTGGGGTCCAGATACAGAAATGCAGAAGAATTTTCAGCCTTGAGCAAAAAACCTTCTGCATTTTTGATTTCAATCTTATATATATTTTTGTGTAGTTTCGGAGAAGGCCTCTGAGATACTGAGAGTTAGACCTATAGAAACCAAATATAATAATGACTTATATCGTTCGTCCGTAGGACGAACATCGAGCGAAGCTCGATGAACTTAATTACTTATGCTTCTTTAGATTTCTAATAAAGTTTTTAATTGAATCCATATTAGAAAAATTCCTTCTATTAATTCTTGATTCTGATGCAACAAGCATTCCTATTAGTACGGCAATGAATGTTCCAAAAAAAGTCCATGCTCCTACAAAGGCAGTCACGGCATTCCTCCTTTTCATTTATTCTTGATACTTTGATATAACTTCTATCCTTTTTATTTCATTTAGATCAATTGGGTCATTTTCATTCCATTTCTCGAATAAGCTCCTTTCCTCATTTGTCAAGGCCATATTCCATTTATCTTCAAAATAAAAATATTTCCTTGCAATATCACCTCGGATTTCTGGTGTAGGTTCTACAACCCTATTTAGCCGCTCGAAGTCACACTTACCATATATTCTTTCTTCTCCTTCAATTATTCCAAAGGGATAATTACTTCTGTCTCCATTTAGTTCACCCACGGCCGGAAGAAGATTCATCATGTCCGCTTCCATATGTCGGAACTCTTTATCAATCTTTCCGCAGCACTTTCTTCCTGCTTTTCCTTTGGGGCATATATTATCATTTGTCCAGCATTCTCTTGTGTGGCCGAATCTATGTGCAGGCACAACATGTTCCCATTCAATCCTTTTGGATCTACTATTTGTGGATTTCCTTGGTATGTATCCACAAGACTCTGGAACAGGCTTTTTGGTATTAGGGTCAAATTCGCATTCACAATAGAAGGTGACTGACTCTATTTCGCCTCTTTGGTATATCTTCTGGAGTTTCTTCTTTGCAGAAGAGAACGACCAATTGATATTAGGAGTCGGATAGAGAGCGCGACTATCACGCGAGATTAGCCCGTAGCTGGCAGTAATCATGGAAGCACTCATTACAGTAGGAATCACATATCTCAATACAATTTTATTTAAATTCATTATAATGAAAAACTTTCTCCGCATCCACATGTGTTAGTTGCATGGGGATTGTGAAAGGTAAATCCCTTTCCTGTCAATCCATCGTCGTGATCCAAAGTAACGCCAGAGAGGTAGAAAACACACTTAGCGTCAAGATATGCATTAAAATTGTCAGCCAGCTTAATGTATGTGTCATTTTCATTTATATCGTCCTTTGTCATGTAATCCATTTTATATGAAAGCCCAGAACACCCACCACCTTTGATTCCTACGCGGACGCCAATGATGGATTGACTGTCAGGTTCGTTGGACATATTATCAATAAGATGATGCTTTGCCTGTTCTGTAATATTCAATAACGAAGAATCAATCTTAATCATTACACTCACAATCCACGCATTCACAATTCTCGCATTTGCATTTGTGCATGGCTCGCTCCTTTTCAATCTTCTCTAATCTGTCTGCAATAATATGCGCGGCATTATCGAACCCTTGTATGATTGCATCCGAATATGCCTTTGAGGTACTTTCAATTGTCCTCGTAATGGTATCAGTAATTCCTGTATCAAAAATACTCATGGCCCGGGGCGTTGCTTCCTCTTTGGGTGTGGAGGAAATTTAACTCTGCTCTTTATCACCCTTCTGAGTTCAGGGAACATTGTCAAATGCCCGGACAGATTTCTCATATCATCTTCAATTTTAATTAAGTTGTTAAGGTCATGTGGTTTTGATTCATGGCCAAACTCAATTGCATTCAGGGATGCCACCATTACCTTTCCGGCATTGACAAGCCCATCTCTATATTTCTTAACTTCTTCTACTGGTGCTGCTGTCGGGGATTCTGAAAGATCTTCATTCCTATGTTCTGTCAAAGTATTTTTAATAGAATTTAATAAATCCTTTGTAATACTTCCTCCAAGATTTCCTGATGTTGTTTGTTTAATATTAACACGAACCTTATCTTGTTCTGTCAACTTATCTGTATTGACAGGCTCTTCGCCCTTCATCATTCGGAAAGTGTCTTCAAGAGATGCCATGCTATTCCGATGCCTCCCCGAGATGCTTCGTCCACTCGTCTCCATACTTGGCTTTCAATTCTGCAATGATTTCCGTTAGAGCATTTCCAATCTCTTCGTCGGTCACCTCTACGTCATCGTCGTCTGCATCTCCAAAAATTTCTTGTAGTGGTTGCTTCTTTGCCATATCATTCACTCCCTGTGGCTTCACCCTCTTCGGCCTGTTTTTGTTCCTTGTCGAGTATCTCCATGATCTTCTTCTCGTATGCCGGACCCCATAACTTTCTTTCAAACTCCTGTTGTTTATTTAGTTGCTCAACGATGATGGTCAGCTTGTCAACATCCTCTGCAATTTCTGGTGGAGGATATACATCCAACTGTTCTGCATGAATTTCTGTCTTTTCATGGGACTCGGATGCATCATCAATCCAGCTAGCCATTGCATATCCTGCTGTTGTGATTCCAAGAATCGTGGCAATCCATCCCATGACCTTTGCTGGATTAATTTCAAACTCGACCTTCTTTTTTTCCATTGTTCCACTTCCTTTTAATTTAATTGGTCTATTGCCTGAAAGGCAACATCGACCAACCACACTATGATTCCTGCAATTACGGCTCCGATTGATGCTCCTGTATATACCTTTATCTTCAGTTTCATTACTTCGTCGTTGAGGTATCTATATAACTTGTCGGACTGTTTTAACATATCCAAATGCTGTCTCAATGTTGCCACATTTTGTCTATAATCATTTACATCGTCTTGAGTAACTGAGCTTACTCCGCTATTATCTACAATATGTTTCAAATTTCTAAAATCGTGTCTTAGCTCCTTGAGTTCTTGCTCAAGTGCCCCAAACTCCCTGTCTGTAATTGACCAAGGCCATTTATATTTATCCTTGTCATTATGAGGATTGTTTCCGTTTGGCATTTTCTTCGTTTTCCTTTTTGAGTCTGCGTTCCCTCAAACGAGGTTCCCTCCTATTGTAACGTTGACTCACCACGGAAAGATTTTTTTCGTCGTTGTTAAGGGGATTGTTGTCTTTATGATGAACATCTTTCCCCACAATATCTTCTTCGTTTTTTGTTTTTTTCTTGACTATCCTTCTGGCAGAATTTCGTTTAGACCTTCTCTCTATTTGGTCTGGGCGTGAATGGTAGTTTGCATATTCGCGTTTATAATCACGCTCTTCGAGTTCCTTTGAGAGTTTTCTGAAGGTCTTCATATGGCGTTTCCACCTCCATCCTGTATCTATTATTTATATAATAGTTATTTCGGAGTTGGATATAAATGTATTTGCAGAAGTAATATTAAATGTATCAAGATCCCTGTATGATGTTGCAAAGCATTGCTCATTAATAACAAATGCAGTATTTGTGTCCTGTGATATTACAGACAATTCTCCCGTATTGGCCAACAATGGAGTAAACTCATTCCATGTCCCAGATACCGAAAGTTCTTTGGGAGCAATCGTTATTGATACTGAATTATCATTTGATGCAACACATCCAAAGGCAACGCCATCAGTTCTTGACATTAATGCCGGAGAGGTTATTGTATTGTTCAATGTCCACGCAGACCAATTGCCTTCCGTTCCCGTAAATGTGTCGATAGACCCTGTTGGAAGAAATCCAATCATTTGGCCTGTCGGCTCGGACCATACTTCTTCTCCAGTATAATCGCAGGAAACCAGATATAAAAAATGATCCTTTGTAGAAACCATTGTAATTTTTCTCATATGATTACACCCATCCCTCCAACACCATTGACTTCATATCTGCCGAAGTTACAGTCTTATCTCCTGCCACAGTTGAAATTGACGGTGGGGGAGTATCTGGAATTCCTTGTGCATACCATGATGGAGTATATCCTTGCATAAAGTCATAGTAATTAGTTGCATCTTCTGGCATGATTTGATTTACCACAGAAGCATTATCAGAACGAAGCAATGTCAAGAACGAGGCATCTGTCGTTGCAGTCACAGAGAGATTGGTGCCTGACGGAACATCATTGACCGAAATTGCATCATAGGATGATCCTCCTATCGTCACAGTTCCTTTTGTGACCACAATCTGATACATCTCATCGACAGACCATGAGTAGTCAATCGTTTCTCCTGCGCTCAGGATATTTGCAATGACCAGACTCTTCTGGTCGAATGTAGTTTTCACAGATGCCATTATTTGTTTCTCCTAAGTGTTTATTCCTATAATTATATTATTTGCCGCAGCCAATTCCCTATGACCAAATACAAGTTCCTTGGCTTTGTTTTTTATCCATGCCATATCTGCGGTTCCGTCTTGATTTAACTCAAGACCAATATTTGCACAGTCTACTACAAGTTCTGCTCCGTCATGTATTTTGACTTGACATACTTTTTGATCTGTATTCATATATATAATCTCGACTGTTATGTCCATACGCCATCCCATCCCGCGACCGCATAATCTGAATTATGATTTGTAACTGTTGTGTTTATTATAACGTTTGCGGTATCTGCCCAGACAATATTTCCTTGCCATCCGCCCTTATATGCAACGTGCCCAGAAGCATCGTTGGTTCCGTCAGATCCAAAATTAGAAGATCCTCCGGTTGTCATATTTCCGCCTGCGCCTCCAGCAGAACTAAGTCCTCCGCCGCCACCGCCGCCACCACCATACATTCTTCCGGTTGGCATATTAACAACATTAATATTCACAGTCTGTGTATTAGAAAATTGAGAGTTAGACTTTACATATATAGCAGATCCTCCTGCATGACCATTAATTCCTCCCCCGCCACTAGCTCCAGAGCCAGCCTTGGCTCCTCCAGCCCCACCTCCATTCAAAGTTCCTTGGGCACCATCTGAAGCACCAGTCCATTTCTCTCCGCCTTGGCCAGCCACCCAGGCCCCTCCGGCAAAATTATCGAGCGAGCCAAATTTTATTGAGCTTCCCCATGTTGGATGTAGCCCTTGGCCGCCACCGCCGCCGCCACCACCATGATTCTTTACTGAGCATCCTGTGGTAGAATCAGATCCCCCATATCCACCAGAGCCGCCTGCGCCGATTGTGTTTCCGCGATTTACAATCGTAATGTGCAAATCACCTAAACTAGAATTGTGAAAATGATTTGAATTTAAATTAATAATCAGGCTTGGATCAGAAAGATATTGACCAAAGGAATCTGATCCAGACCACGATGGATCCCAGTCCTTTCTTAATTCATATTTTGCTCCAGAAAAAGTTCCAGAACCACCCAAGGTTTGTGAACCAAAATTTCCAGAAGTGTTTGCACCAATATTCATTCCTTCTGGAATTTCAAAGATAATAAAAATCGGGCCATCTGTATAATCAATTGGTCCGCTTCCAGTTCCATTTTGTCTCAATTCGGCAAATGGATCTTTTGAGGTTCCTTCAAGACCTTCTGCAATATAATCTTCTGGAAATTGTATACCATAAAAATTCCCATCAGAATTTTTTCTACTGGTATAATAAGAAAGGGCATTCACATGAACAACTTTTGGAATTTGAAAATCTACAACTCCTCCCGAAGAATTATTATCGGTACTCACCGAAGACGATTTAAATGACCCAGCCCCGGCACCAATTCCCCCACCGGGATTATATACAATAGGAAGTGTCCTAATTGAAGGTGGCTCTGGCCCAATCATCATCCCATGAAGAATAAATTCACAATTTAAACTGTTGCTGGTTGCAGTTGCCCCGACTCCATATACAGGATGCCCGCCGCTGACTGGATTGTCTGGATCAATCCATTTCTCGATGGTATCCCCGGGCCCATAATTTCTCATTGTACATAATCCAAAACGATTCACGGAAGTAAACAGAGTATTTGATAAAAATGGCATACCACCAGAAACAGATATTCCATCTCCAGATCCATATGGAGCGGCAACATTGGCAGAATATCTATGTGAAAGATCTAGTCCATATCCTGCCGAATTGGGATATTCTAATCCTGTGCCCGGATCTTCGAGTCTAAGCCTGGGAAAAAATCGACCGAAATGCCTCCGAGCCTGGTGATTGACCGGGCCGCCTTGGGTTCCGTCATAAAAATTAGAATTCCAAAAACCATCCCCATCTCCACCGTATCCAAAAACAGGATCTTCTACATGTGAATAATGTTCCCCTGAAATTGAAGTATTTCCACGGCCAGCCGAAGTCCCATTTGTAGGATTTAAATATCCACCAATTTTTCTTTCTGGTTTTCCGTCATATCCACCACCAGACATTCTTGAAAGATCCCAAGTAATTGAGACTATTTTCCCCTTGTCTCTGGAAGACAATCCACTTCTTGGGTTTCTTGAACCCTCATGTCTCGGATATAAATTTCCATTTTCATCGTAAAGTGGAATTCCATTAATGTGTGATGGTTTTAACCATCTAGTATTTGAATAACTATACTCCAGGTCTTCGCTCTCTCCTGCGTGCGGACCCCAAATACTGTCATATATTGACAACGGGGCTGCAATGTCATATCCTACTTGATTTACTATAGTACCTTCGGTGCCGACCGTAGTATTTCCGTTTGTTGTGCCATTAAAATCAGGATGGGCACTTCTTAATCTGCTCATTATTACCAAATCAAAGTCGAGTGGAAGTGGTCTATCCTTACTGAAAGTTGTAACAATTGTAAAATACTTATTAGCTTCGCTTATCATTCCACCAGGAATTTTATCTGTATTCTGTTGATTTGAGGAATCGTTTTCAATTCTGGGAGAAATTGCATCGCTGTTAATATCTCCTGTATATCTAATTTCTATTAATTCTTTATATCCGTATTGTCTGTAGGTGCCTTCGTCGTCCGGGGTTTCGTGAAGAATATTATTGGTTCTTGAAACCTTCCATCCTGAAGAAACTTTATCTACAGAATATACTTGATCGTATGCCCTGTTTGTTGCGCCCGAATGCGACTGATTGACTTGAATGAAAGGAAAGGCTGTATTCAGACTATACCCACCAGTCGCTGGTTGTTCTCCGGTTGTCAGGGCCAGGGCGTTTGTTGGGCCCTTATTGGCATAACCGAGGTTGTTATAATTTCCAACAGATTGCCTGGAAAGATCCCAGGCCCAAGAATATGAATATGAATCTATGGATGATGTTACTGAAGAAACAATTCCAATTCCGGCGGGTGAAATTTTCATATATTATTAATTCCTATTTTATGCTATAGGATATGATTAATATAACCCAACCAACCCAGTAGAGGTTGTATTCTGCGCCGATCCAGCCGGAGTTGCTGCACTTTGCCCTGGATGACCAGCAAGATTATAATCATAAACACCTTTTAGTCTGACAGGAAGGACTGTTCCTCCTATAACATTCTCAAAGAAAACATTTGCCGAATTATGAGTAGTATTTCCTCCTGAGATTCTGCAAAATACATTTCCAGAAGTTCCAATATACAATCCTCGAATTGTGGTTGGAAGGTCAGCCTGACTTGGAGTAATTTGAAATGCATAACTCGCCGGGCTATCCAACTCCTGCCGTCTGGTAGAATATGCATCATCAGGAACCATTGTTCTTGATGGGGGATATGTTGCATTTACGTCTGCCATCTTATACTTCTCCTATGTTTTCATTTTTATAATTCTCTCCAATTTGCTCGGAGTAATAATCTAACAACTCTTCGGCAATTGCCTCTCTTGTCTTCTTGTCAACGGACTTTGCCCATCCTTTGCCTGCGTGTTCTTTTTCATACTTCTTTAGACCATCGGCAACGGCATACCCAAATGCCTTGATTGCCTTGTTCCCATCATATGTGGCTTTCCCTACCTTCTTTGAGAGGTTTTTGATGATGGGCTGGATCCGCTGGCGATATATCTGGCTGTCGTTTGTGATATACAATACAAGTTCGCGAACTGTTGACTTATCTACAGCCTCGTATATGATTTTTTTGAGAGATTTAAAAGATTTCATTTTATTTACTTTCTTGCAGTCCCAGCCCGGACACCAGCCTTGGCCAAATTAGATCTTGCAACCCGCAAAGTTTCCCTGGCTCTTGCCTTTGCCTCTGGAGAATCTGATCCCTTTACAGACAGCCTTGCTGTTTTTATATTACTCTTTGCTCTTATTAGTTTTTCTGCATTTTTTGAAATGGCGAGGGCCTTCTTTTCTCTTGCCTTAATCTTGGCCGCCCTGGCAGCCGCAGGATCAGAAGGCGCTTCTGAAACATCTTTATCGTCGGCGGCGCCGCCATCATCATCCAACAACTCAGGCATAATATATTCCACCAAATCAAAAAGCATTTCACTAATATCAAATAATACTTCATTATTTTCTTTTTCAGAAATATTTAAAAGAGATTCTAAATGAGCCATTTCTTCTTGAAGGTCTACATACCTATCAAGAAGAACATCTTTACGAATTGATTCGCGTAAGGTGTGATCTTCTGTCGAAGAATAAAATGCATTTAGTTTTTGAGTTGATAAATTTTTCATTTTAATATACTCCCAATTAAAATGGCGTGACTATTAATGATAATTATCTTTATATTTAGGAAACTTAAACCTTCTATAATACAGAATTTAATCCCACAATCCCATGCCATGCATCCCCTGGATTCAGACCACTCACAGAAATCAGAGTATATTTCTTTGTCTGAGTAAGGTATGTGAGTTCCACGGGGAACTTCATGCGGTTGTCGAGTGCCATCTTTCCGATTGTGCATATAAGATGCCCGCCTCCTGTCTCGGTTTTACAAAACAACAAACGGCAGTCGTGCCCCTTTTCTTTCAGGAGCATCCGACAGGCAATCGCAAAGTCATCACAGTCTCCCTCGAAGTTGTCTACATTCTCTGGGAATCTCCAGTCCTCGCGAGTTCCATGCTGCTCCATGTCCGAAACATATGTGAATCCATCTTTGACTCTATCAAATACGTCGAACGAATCTTTTACATAATCACTCATATATAATTAACAATCCCATCCTTTCAATACCCACCCATCCGCGTTTGGTTCTTCTTCTGTAGGAACAATTGGTTCCAACGGACAGCACTTGGACTCTACGCTCCAGACACCCTTAATTTCTGTGGTCTTCTGCCATTGCATACATCCCCAAGGAGCAGGAGTCACTTCGCCAAATACAATGGGAGAATCTAATTCGGGGTCTGTGGGATTCGTTGCGGCTGGTGCAACACATCCGGTAAAAATAAAAACTAAGACTATAAGTTTTATGTATTTTAACATATCATTCTCCTATTGGTATATCAGCATTATTTGTAATGCAAAACAGGCAACGACTGGCCACCAGAATCCTTTGTGGTCAAAGTGCCCGAGCTTCTCCCAGTCTCGAATCTCTCGCCCAATATAGAATGCGGCACCCACAAAGAAGTTTTGAAATACGAATCCAATCACCAATGCAATAATCAGATGATTGATGTAATACGGAAACCCTGTCTTGTATTTGAATAGACTCATATCTTCGGCTTCCCTACCATTATCTTCATTTTCTTTCCGGCACCCGTAAGGACACGTTCATACCATCCGTTGACCCCCGGATATTTTCCGTTGGGATTCTCTCCGACCCATTTGATTTTCTTTCCGGGCAGGAGCTTCTTGACTGTCTCCTCATCTGAAACCACAGGCACATCGTATCGAGTCAGAAGCACATGAGCAATTGCATCGGAAACTTCTCCGTAATTTCCTTTTTGGTTGAGCATCTTGGCAGTCTTGTTCAGCATGATTTTCTTTGCGGCAGCAGAACCGTCTGTTGCGCTTCCTCCGAACTTATTGCCGCCAGGGCCCTTCTTTGAAAATCTCACGGCATCCACATCTGGGTCTTTGTCAATGTCATTGATAATCCAATCGGTGAAGTCCGAAGGCAAGTCTCCCGGCTTGGAGAAATCCACATATCCTCCGATGGGCGCATAGGTCTTGGTGATGAGATTATAGATGTCCTTGGTCACATCATTGTCTTTTCCAAGAACACTCACAGGTGCCTTGACCCACTTGCGCTTCTTTCCTTTGGTGAGCTTTGCCACCGAATCATCTTCGAGCAAATCCTGAGATACTGACCTCATGTATGTCGAAATGGTATCGGCAGTATCATGGACATGCATTTTATACTTTTTGACTAATTTAATAAACTCATCATACTCTTCATTCTCTCCTCCAAAGTAATCCAAGATAGACCACTTGGCAAGAAGAACCCTTTTGATTTTAAACTTGTTGACAACCAGTTCGTCCCATTCGGCAGTTGTTTCTCGTTTCAAAAGATAAGCCGAGATTGCCTTTCCGAGTTCCTTTGCATTCTTCTTCATGACGGACTCCATTCCGTCAAGATAATCCTTGATGACCAGATGCTGGAATTGTTTCAATTTCTTTTTGTTTGCCGGATTGGTTGGATTCAAATAATCTGGATTCAGATAATACCATGCGTCTTCATATTTTCTCCCGGCAATTTTCTTCTTGACAATAATTCGGTCTGGTTCGGGGATTGCAGGATGGTCAATGTGCTTGGTGACCAATGCTGCCAGAAGGGTTTCAATGTCCTTCTCCATAGTTTTAATTAATTTTACAGAATTGTCATAATTATTTTCAATAATCCCAGCCAAGTCTGCAAAAGAAACCCAGCGCCGGCCAGTCTTGTCTGGGATGCTCATGATGTCCATACGTTGGGCCACCAGCACATCGGCTTCCATCTCTACTGCAATCCCCCCGGCCTGATTGATTCCGTTGAGAATATAGAAAGGTTCTGCATAGGTCATTGCCGAAATTGATTTCTTCTTTCCTTCCAGCTTGACGAGCTTTCGGAAATTCTCCGGGTCGGCAACGTGGAACACCCTCGTCCTCGGCGGCTTTCCGAATGCCCTTCGGTAGATGGGGGTGGAAAAAGGAATCTTCATGGATTCTATATTGTCCGCAAAAATAATCGCAGATGCCGACTTCTTCCATGCGACATCACGCTCGTATAGGTGCTGATTGAATGTTTTTCTTTTCATTTGACTATCACCTGAATGCTGCCAGGGCAGATTTCTGCTTGGCTACCTTTCCTGTATTTAAGAAGGTCTTCCATGAGAATCGGTCTGTTATATGTACTGTCGTAGAACCAGAACCGTGCAGACGAATTTGACGAAACCTGTCAAATTCCATAGTTGAAGAAACACTAAGAACCTTTTCGAGAACCTTTGCGGCAGTATGCAAATCCTTTGTGGCAGCCCGCCGATTTCCGCCTGAGATTCCCCGGTCATTCTCGTTATAGAACTCCATCCATCCATTTGATTCGAGATGTTGCCTCAATTCCTCCTGGGTGTCGTGGACACCGCTCTTCAGGTATTCAAGATTTTTTTGTGTTTCTTTATCGGGAACTCCAGTCTTTCCTTCGTCTGGGTCAATCCATCCTGCCTCGGCAATAATAGAAAGAATCTTCTTTTCGGTCAAGCCGAACTTCTTTGGGTTGTTGCACACAAACTGAATGTGCCACGGCTTCCCGTTGTTTTTGAAATTCCATAGGACAATCTTCTTTGTCTTATAGTTGATCCAGCCCTTCTGGTTGTTGGTTCCACGGCCTTCTGTTATAAGCTGTTCTCTGAGTTGTTTGAATGTTTTCATTTGTCTATCCCATATGCGTTCTGATTGGAAGTGGAATGTCGGTGAGGATTCTGTCGGAGAGAACCATTCCGTGCCAAATCATACTGTTGCCACTAGAAAACCCACTTACGAAGTATGGAGCAATACCAATCGGAAGGTTTCCAGAAATATCTTTCCAATCTGTGCGGACGGTGGACGCCTCCCACAAATCTCCAAGTGTTGTCATATCCCACACAATAATAGTTTTATTTTCATTGACATCATTTCGTATAATAGAAGTCGCCGGTCGAATCTCACCGCCCAACACAGAAAGGGTATAATATACGAGCAACGCTCCATCGGCGATTCCTGTACTAAATGGGGTTCCGGTAGTCCAACCAGAAAAATCAAATACTCCATGCATATACCTTGCCGAATTGAAATCTATGACAGAGGCATCTAATTTACTAGATTTATCCGTGGCATCTGTTCCCTCGTCATAAAAAACTGGCAAAGAGGCTGGCCCTGTTGATGTTATTTTAATTCCTTTTGCATCATTTTCAAATTGTCCGGCTGGTGGGATCAGCGGAGCTACAACGGTGACATTACCTTCATAATCTGGAATCGACGAGTTATCATCATGAGTCGCCCCAATCGCATTCCATGCCCATGCATAAGGAAACATACTCCTTGCATTACATGCCTGTGATGTTGCGACTGCTCCAATTCCACCCGTTGACATTTTCATTATACTCCACCCACCTCCCCGCGTGCAGCAACGTCAACCTTGGATTGGCTCTTGGCCCACTTCTGAGCCTTTGCCTTGTTCTTGAATCCGCTGGAAACTGGCATCCACTTGTTTTGTCCTACATGACCCATCACATACCATTTCCCGTCGTTCGGATTTTTTTCTACGATATACTTCGAGTCGGCTTCGTTTACAGAAACCTCTTTCCCAGTCGGACCCGATTGCGATTTCACGACCCACCCAGGGCCCTCGGGAAGTTTGTCACTCTTTAGTCCCTCGACTCGCTTGGCTGCCTTTGCTCCAAATTTCTTTCCGACCTTTGCTGCTCCGACAGAACTCGCAGACTGCGAGACATGACCGATGACCTTATAGTGCGTCACCCATCCCTTTTTATTCTTGACGGCAACATAGACAGGAACCTGTCGTTTTCCTACATTGGTGGCTTCTGTGATATATTTCAGAAAGGATTTCATTATTACCTCCCCTTGACAGAACCCGAAACGGTGGCAACCGAGACAGGCTTCCAGTAGTCCCCGGAAGTCTTCTTGTTTCGCTTGTCGGCTTCTTTCTGGGCCGCAGCTTTTGTTCGATAGACCTTCTTCCTGTCATACTTCCCATGCTCGTCCTGGGATTTGTCGGCCTGCGCGGAAGGATTTCTCTTGAACAGCCAGAACCCCTTCTTTCCTTCTTCGAGATATTTTTCAAAAGAAATCATTTCCGCCCCTCCGATGCCTTGAGTTTCGCCATTGCTGCCTTCCAGGCCTTGACACCCTTTGGGTTGTCTCCTCCTTTTCCGACTCCGGCGGCTCGCAGTTCTGCCTTGGAGGGGCTTCGCCCATTAATTCGCTTGTAGTTGCTGTTGAACATTCCCTGACGTTCGTCAAAGTCTGGATTGCGCTTCCGTGTGATGTTTCCGGGTGCATAGGTTTCATTTGTGGCAAACTTTTCAAGATCCCGCACAAGTGACCCAGGAGTCAGCTTCCCACCGGGGCGAACACCCATGACCTTGTTTGCAGCCGTTTCTATTTCACGGAACTCTGCAAAGGGAATATCAAAGACCCGAGTCCTTGTATATTTTACCATGAGTTTCTTGTATTCCTTGGCTGCCTTTTTGGCTGCGCTGCGTTCCCATCCGGTCAGGCCGGAATTCGTTGCCTCGTCAAAAACAGTCGTCATCTCCTCAATCTCTTTCTCAATGTCCTCATATTCCCGAATGCCTTTTGCCATAATGTTGCCCTTGGCCGAAACTGTCATCTTCTGCAAACCAAAATGCTTCTTTGTTGCGGCAATTCTCTGAGAATGTGAACCCTTTTGTTTCTCATAGAATGCCTTAATTTCGTCATGGTCAGGAATGCTGCCACCCTTGACCCTGAAGTGGCGATCACCTCCCATGCCACTCTCATAGACATTCACACTTTTTGCAGGGACTCCCTTGACTTTCTTTGATGACCCCACGGAAATGACATATGTCTTTGATGCCTTGTCATAGGAATCCACCTTGCCTTTTGTTTTCTTTCCTGTCTTTGGATCAGAAAAAGAAACCATGTCATACTTTCCAAAAACAGGATTTTTTCCTCTTCCGCTTTTTGAGGGATCGAGTGCAAGAGGGTTATCTAATTTCTTTTTCCCTTTTTTGTTTTTGAGCTTGTCTCGGAGCTTTGCGCGTTGCCCTGATAATCTCTTTGCTGCTGCCCGCGCTGTGGGCGACCGCAGCGGCTTGTCCTTCGGGAATTTCCCGCCCATGCCACCTTCGTCAACAATCTCCAAAAAATCCTCTTTCACAAGTTCTCCTGTATATCCCCGCGCAATCAGTTTCTTCAAAAATGCCTCGGCTTTTTTGTGGGTTGCCGGAGTTGTCGTTCCGGCAGGCTTTCCTGTCTTGGGATCGGAATACTTCACGATCCACATTCCATCCTTTTTTCCTTCTTCAATCTCCTCTCCCCATCGCTTCTTTCCTGTCAGCGTGTCATATCGTGCCGCCTTCGCGAGAGCGTCATGGGACTGACCATATTTGAATGTCTGTGTGCTTCCGGGTTGATTCCATCCTTTCACAATGATTCCGTTCATTCCCTGTTTCTTGACATTTTTCAAAAACTTCTCGGCTTCCTTCTTTCCGTCTACCACAGAAATCTTGACAGGGCCGCTCTTCTTTGCGGAATACTTCACGGTGTATGGGTCTTTGGATTGCCCCATTTTGTAGCCTGCGTCACGGGCTTCGTCCTGTCTGGCCAAATGGTCCCCATAATCCTTTCTGTTCTTCTTTGCACTTGCCGTCATTCCTTTTTCTTTCGACGCTGCCTTTTTGGCTTTCTTTCCTGCTGCCATGGCCTTTGCCCGAGTTGGCTCATTGCCTGTCATGACGGTGGTGTTCTTTCCATACTTGATGGTCTGGAGCATCCATCGGAAATCCCCCTTGGGAGTTTTCTTTGTGTGTACCATGAGAACGTTTTCGTTCATTTCTTCTTCATTTTCTTCAAAATTCTTTCTCTTCGTAGTGATTCGCTTGTTTCGGGGGCTTTCTCCCGGTTGCCGTGAAATACTCTGTTTGAAGGCATTCCGTGTTCGTTTGTCAACAATCTTCTTGTCCTTGGGGGAAAGGGCGTCATACTCTTTCTGACTTCTGGGAGACTGCACTTCTCCGCGTTGTCTTGCGCTGGTGCCTTCGTCTAATACTCTGAGGTTTTTGAATGTCTTCATGGCATTGGGTTTCCTTTATGTAAAAAGGCATAGAGAATGTAGAGATACACCTTTATTTATAAAAAGGTTTTGGGCGAAAAAATTCTGGCGAAAAATTTGAGAATCGAATATACTTGATGGTGCTAAACCCCAATCTCAAAAAAGGGGGCCCGGTTGGCCCATCAATGGCCCCCTGGCCCCCACCGGGCCCCTCATAAACTTTTCGGTGTTGCACCCCTCTAAGAGAAATCAGAAGGTTCTTAGAATGCCCTCACGCCGCCCCCACACACAATACCTCACAGGTTGATTCTAAGAGGACTGTGATACGTCTAAGATTCCTCTGAGATGTCTTAGAGATGTCTATGCGATGTCATGGGGTATATACGTTATCTATATTTTACACTATGATACCTCAGAAAAATGTCAGATATATCTTAGGTGGCAATATTCAAATATATTTTCAATTATATGCTCAATGTCATATGGAAATATATACGATATTGGCCAGCACGCATGACGACCTGGTGCCTCGATACCCTCTGATACATTTCTGAGTATTTCAATATAAATTAAAAAGGCCCCCCTCACATCAGCAGAGAACCCTACGAATAGGTGCCGATATGAGGGGGGCCATTTTGTAATTGCAAATTATAATGAATTTGAGTATATCAGAGGAGGTTCAGAAGGAGTCCGCCGAGCCTTCGAGCAACTCGGCGGAGGCTCGGCCAAGGAAACTCAGAGAAAACTCAGAAATTATATGTGAATCACATATGCTATTGGAAAACGCTATCGCCTCGGGGGACTCTGAGGCTTCTCTGAGGGGTCTGTGCGTGTTCCTCACAAAAAAATCTGCGGCGTCTCTGCGGTGTCAGCTAAGACCGCTGGAGAACCCCTGAGAAATCCCAATTTATCCCACTTTACCCCACCTCATACCACACTATAATTGTGTTATGGAAGAACTCAGAGGCACGCGAAGATGAAAAGGCCGCAAAAAACCCCCTGCTCTCCATAAAAAAAGGAAAACAGGGGGTTCTTCTTCTTTCTTTCTTTCTATCTCTCTATATTCTACTTATTGGCACCATGAATCGGATAGGAAAATGAATCCACATCAACTTCAAATTCAACCTTGTGCCTCTTCACATACTTCTTGAAGTTATTCACAAGTTCTATACGACCATTGTTGCCATCACTATTGTATGACAGATCAGTCTTGGAAAAATTCTTTCTTTCCTTGTCTACCTGCCCATCTTCTTCCATCTTGCCGAGCCAATGGAGCGTCTTCATCACGGAAGGCTTCATTCCGAGCTTATGATTGAACTTGTTCCGATGCACAAATTCCACAAACCCATCATGATAGGGCGATCCTTGGACACCCATTGCTTCTGCAATCACATACTGAATAGGGCTGTCGATTGCAGCAGGAGTGAACGTCTTTGGATCAAAAATTCTATCCAAATACTCCTGATGAACAGGGGTGATTCGATGGCCGTCTGCACGAAACTTAATCATGGAGGCAGCCTGCGAAATGGCATCCCAACGGCACACACGCTTTGCACCATCCGTCAGGGCACCATGCCGGGCGCATTGCTCGTCATTGAAAAGATGCTCTGCCTGATATGCCACAAACTGCTCCTTCTTTATTCGGTCAGAGGCATTTTTGGTATGCTCACCGGGAAGTGGCCTAAACGATCCCTGCCCTCCCTTGTGACCACTCTTTCCCCAGAGTTGAGGAAAGGTCATGCAGGCAACCAAATTCTGGGCATATGCAAACGAACAATCATTGTACTTCTTGGAAGTTGGCTCAAACCCTACCCTTTCAAACATGGAACCAAGGATGTCAGAGCCTGTTTCGGTCGCAAGGGAACTGTCAATGGACTCATAGAAACTTTGCATTTCCTCAAAAGTCGCAACCTCCACATACTCCACCCATACATGCGAAGGAACTTCCTTCACAACACCAAGACGTATGGACGCAATACGACAATTTCCATTAAGAAGAAATTGATCGCCTTGGTGGCCTTCAATGATCGGATTGTCCAGGTTGCCCGTATGGTATACGTCATATCCTGTCAACGTACATATCACAAAGTCCCGACAATGCTCTGGGCCCCATTCTTCCAGATTTTCTCGTTGGGCCGACTTCAAAACTCTTTCGTCAGTCCTTCGATTTCCCGGAAACTTGGTGACACCATAGACCACCTCAATTGGTGTCTTCACCTGCCCTTTGAACAGATCGTCATAGGAGCGATTGGAAATCACCACTCCTGACGGCAACGTCTGCCCGGCGGTTTTGCTTCCACCACCACCACCACCACCACCAACTGCACCTCGGATCGGTGGTGCCGTTGCTGTTGCTGCCGTCATGAAAAACGGCAATTCTGGTTTTTTGTTGTTATTGTCAGTCAGGAAATTAGTTTTTCCCCTTGACATTCTTTTGTTTTGTTTCATGATATTTCTTTCCTTTCGTGTTTGAGGCAACATTGCCTCGCCTTCTTGCTTTTTTGCCTGCACAATGCAGGAAAAATTCTCACAAATCAGACAAATCACTCCCCTCTATTCTTTGGATAATCAAGGGGCAGTTTCGGGTTGTTCTTCAAGAGCAGTTTTCTCAGACGCTTGGTTTCCTTCTTTCCTCTTCCCATCACATATACATACTTATGCTTCGGTGCAGCAATGCGTTTTTTACAGGCAGCCTTTTTGTCCTTGGCCATCTGTTTCAATTTGACGGCAACTTCGACTGGAATGGCACTCCAATTGACCTTGTTCTTGGGAGTGCGCCATTCTGGTTTCCATTCATATCCCAGTTCTTTGGCATAGCGGACGAAACTGGATCGCTCTGAAAATGCCTTGTCTCCCTTCCATCCTTTTCCCTCAATGAAATACTGGTGCTTTGTGCCCGATGTCTGCCCCAAATATGCCCATGAACATGCCTGATATATGGTCCCCAGTTCCTTGGCATCTGGGTCCGAATAGGCAGTAAAGAATCTGAACTCGGTGTTCTTCACCATCCATCGAATTGCCTCCATGATGATATGTGAACCCAGGTTCTTGGGTCCAAAAGAAATGCAGGCACCACGCGCAATGAGTTTTTCCTTGTCTCGCATATCCTTTCCCAGCAGGTTGGAAAACGCATTCGGAGTTGCCATGATGATGACGCCAGATAACACACGGGGCTTCCCTGGAACATTCAAATACCATGCAAAGCGATGTGTGAGCCATGTGGGCATTTTGCCCAGCCACTCATGGCGTTCGATGAATTGAACGAGTTGTCTGCACTTGGCCTTGTCCGTCTTGGGAACGAACTCAAACTCAAAATCAGATGTGCGAAGAGCATCGGCTTCTTCTTGTGTGAGATTGGCATCCTTCAAATCTTGCTCACGATTGACATCTCGGATATGCCCCTGCCAACACTTGTCTCCGTCATACTTGTCGAAGCGTTCATGCGGAGGGATATATCCTGTATGGGCATTTTCGTCTTCCATGAATTTCAATAGAGACATTCATTTATCCCTTCGACGAGAAACCGCGAACCTTCTCAAACTTCAGCGTATTGTCAAAGCGGTCAATCAAGTCCACCTTATGTGAAATCACAAAAACGTTCGTGTCCTGTGACTGCTTGAAAAGCAGCTTGCCCATGACCTCATCGGCACCAATGGCATCAAGACTTCCATCGAACACTTCATCCAATATCAACAGATTGGTATTCACACTATTCTTCAACTCGGCAATCTTTCGCCATGTGAACAGCAGAGCCAAATCAATGCGTGCCTTCTCTCCTTCTGAAAAAGACGCATATGTGAATTCGTCCAAGTGTCGTGACTTGATGGTTTCATTGAAAGTCTCGTCTATCTCAAACTTCACGAAAAAATCCAAGTCCTGTAGATGTTGATTCACCTGGGCATTGATGATGGGCAGATAGTTCTCAATGATCTTGGCTTTGATGCCGGAATCCTTCAGGAGTTCATATGCCACATCATGGGTTTTCTTAGTTCCACTCAATGCCATCTGGGAAATTTCCAATTCTTCCAATTCGCCCTCAATTTCCTTTAGCACCTGGGCCCTATCTCCCATGTCCGTTTCTGCAATGGCATCTTCGATGTCTTCAATTTCTTGTTTGGTTGTGACCTGAGATTTCTTCATGGCAACAAGGCTGGCTGAAACCTTATTGAGTGAATCACGATGCTCTGCGTATTCGGTTTCCATTATGTGCAGGGCATCCATGTCTTCGTCGATTGTCCCTATTGTGCCCATGAGTGATTTGATGGCATCCTGTAGTTCTTTCTCTTTGCTCCCCTTTGTGGAAATCATGCCATCGCGAAACGTTGCATCAATGTCCTGTTCGCAGGTAGGGCAATTGGAGTTGTCCTCAAAGAATTTGAGTTCCTTCTTGACCTTGTTCTTGTTCTTCTGCAAGTCCCTGAATATCTCATCTGCCTGCTTCTTTTTTGACTCCAATGGGGTCTTTTTGGAATTGATGGATGCCTCCAGAAGCTCACATTTCGCTTCTAAGGCACTCAATTTTTTCTCCCCTACCCCAACCTCCACTTGTGCCTTTCTCAGACTTATTTGCTTCTTTTTTAATTCGTCCTCACGTTCCTTCTTTGATGCGCTGATATTGGATTCTTGGAGCGTTTTCTTCTCTTCTACCAGCCCTATACGCGAGTTGGTGTCCTTGATGTCCGTCTTGAGTTCTGACAATTTCCCTTTCAGCAAAACGTTCATATCCGAGAAAATCTCAATGTCCAAGACATCCTCTACCACCTTGCGCCTATCCGCCGGAGTCATCTGCATGAACGAATCGTAACGCGCACCGAGAATGACCACAGAACAAAAACTCTTGTAGTTCATCTTGAGAATGGATGTCTCAAAGTGATTCTGGAAATCCTTTGCACTCGCATTCTTGTCAAGTGCCATGTCATTACACGATATGTCAAAGACGGCAGGTTTCAATCCACGACGAACCGTGTAGTTTTTCTTGCCAATGGAAAACTTCAATTCGACTACGCAATCCTTCTGGTTCACGCTATTCACCAATGCAGGCTTATTGATGTTGCGATATGCCTTGCCGAATAGTGCAAATGTCAATGCGTCCAACAGGGTAGACTTGCCGCTTCCGTTCTTGCCAATAATCAGCGTGTTCTTCTTGCTATTCAAATTGTATTCTGTAAACGTGTTTCCACTCGAAAGAAAATTCTTGTATTTGAGTGTTTTAAATACGATCAATTCTCTTCCTCCTTATTTGTCTTATTGGTTCAAAATAAAATCAGTATCACTCAACAACATGACGAGCAGGGCCATACGAATATATAGGCCGTTCTCTACCTGTCTGAAATATGCCGCTCTCGGGTCATTGTCCACTTCGGGCAACAATTCATTTACCCTTGGAAGTGGATGAAGAATTCGTGCATCGGGTTTCATCAGTTTCAATAAATCAGCATCAACACGATACTCGGCTTGCCTATGATATTTCTGATACAACGCAAAATCGTTTTGGTCGAATCGTTCCTTCTGTAGTCGTGTCTGATATATCACATCGACCTTTGGTGCAACATCTTTCAGGTCTGCACTAATGGTCAAGGGAATATCTTTTTCGGCAACATGGAGCAGGAGTTCTCGCTTCAGCTTGACGAACTCAGGAGATACCAAATACAGATGACCAATGTCCTTGTATTGTGCCAAGAGATATAGCAAAGAATGAATGGTCCGACTGTGTGCCAAGTCACCAACCAATGCAATGCTCTTTCCATTCACTCCACCACATTCTCGGCGTATGGTATACAGGTCAATGAGTGCCTGTGTCGGATGCTGGCCCTCTCCATCCCCGGCATTGATGATGGGTGTATCCGGGCAAACCAATGCAGCCGCTTCGGCGGCACCCTCCTGTGAATGTCGAAGGACAATCACATCCGAATAGGCAGCAACCGTGCGAACAGAATCTTCAAGCCGTTCTCCCTTTGCTGCCGAAGAGAAATTTGTTGCGCTCTCTGTGGAGATAACATCCCCGCCCAACTTTTTCATTGCTGCCTCAAACGAAAATCGTGTGCGAGTGGACGGTTCATAGAAAAGCGTTGACATGAGAAACCCTGAGTTTCTGAGCATGGGAATCGGATTGTCTCGTATCTTGTCTGTCACCTCAAAGATTCGCTTTAGTGTTTTCTTGTCAAATTGCTGTGCCTTCAAAACGTGTTTCATGTCTTCTCTCATTATAACGATTTCCTTTTTATGCGTTTGAAATTGCCTCTTCAAATAACGATCTCATCAACCCCTTGACCTCATCCTTATTGTCATAGGGCGCTTGCTCCACATAGTCATTCAGAATTTCAAGCGTGGATTTTGATTCGATATGCTCTAGTGCCACATCATCACTATTCAATACGTCCGTATTGTCAATGATTTGTAAATGCCAAGGGTCTGCCGCTTCCATCTCTATGACGAACTTGTCGAAGATATACTGGTCATTTATTTCATTTGCAATAACCTTGACTGCCCTTCGTGTATACTCCGAGAAGTCAACCTTCCCGGCAAGAAATTCATCCTCTACATCTGCATCATAGAACACCTTGGAAAACATCTTGAGTGGATTGGGCACAAATTCCAATTCGAGCGTGTCTGTATCGAACACATGGAATCCACGCTCTTCTCCATAGTCAATCCATGTCTGTTCAAATGGGCTACCCAAATACCACACGTTGTCCATGTGCGACCGTGTATGAAAATGCCCGGAAAACACCATGTCGAATCGCCCGAAGACTTTTCTGTCCATGCCATCCATTGACACCGAACCCTTTGCAAACGGAAACCCAACAAGATTCAAATGACCAAAGACAATCTTGGCCCGTGAGTTTTTGATGCACTTGATGGTGTCGTCCTCGTTTCCCGAATTAATCCAAGGCACCATGAGAACGTTCAGACCATCGAAAGAAACTTCGGTTGCCTCTTCATATACGTCAATGCCATCATTGAACAGGCAGTCCATTGAATTGACACGATTGGTATTCTTGTAGTAGGTGTCATGGTTGCCAATGATAATGGAAAGGTCATACTCGTATCGCATTTTGTCAATGACCTTCTTGAACCGATGCAATGTCTTGTAACTAATCCACTTGCGCCTGTCCGTCACATCTCCAAGATGGATAATGGACTTAATCTTGTGCTTCTCCAAATACGGAAAGAATTGCTCATACCAAAACCTCTCTTGATACGCCGCAAAGGTATCGCTGTCTCCGCGAATCCCTGCATGAGTATCTGTCACCAATGCGATTTTCATATTACACATCCTCCGGCTTCACGTTTGTTGCATACTGTAGAAGGTTGTTCGCTGCCACCGCTGCCTTCTTTTTCTTTTTAACTCCTCGCTTATGTTTAATTTCTTTTTTCTTTTGTACAGAATCCTCAAAGGTTCCAATAAACTCACTCATATTGTCATATAATTTTGTAAATCCAATACTGGTGGCTCCGTTCTTTTGATGTTCGTTGTTATGTTCGTTTAATATTTCTATTATTTGAGAATTTTCTAATGATTTATATTTGACATAAAGCTGCTTCTTTTCTTTTTGTATTCTTCGCAAGAACGCATAATATATAATTTGAGTAAAATAGGCAAATGGATTCTTTGACTTTTCTGGATCAAAATTATGAATATACTGAATGCAATTTTCTATGCCATCTGAAATCATGTCTTCTCGAAATGCATAATTAATGAAATTTGATTTATAAGAGAGCCTGTTGGCAATGCTCATAAAGATTTTTCCAATGTCATCGGGAACTGTTGGCAGTTCCTTTCCTGCCTCTTTGGCTTCTTTTGTTGCAGCCTTAAATTCAATCATATATTGAAGAAATTGTTTGTTGTCTACATAATGTTCTGGTTTCTCCCTGCTCATACAAGACTCCCTTTATTTTTTGATGCTGTTGCTTTTGGTAATTTTACGTTATATGATTTTACCTTGAACTTCTCTGATTTGTAGATGTCGAACCTCTCTTGGTAGTGACGAAGAGCAAAGTTTCTTGTCTTTCGGCCACACGACAGGTCATCTACAATATCATACAGGATTGCCTGTTCGTCCTCGTCCTCCCCCAACCTTCTCAATGCTCGCCCAATGCTCTGCAATGTTCTGATGCGCGACTTGCCGGGATGAACAAAGACCACATTGTTGAGTCGTTTGATGTTGATACCCGTAGAGTAGACACCAACGGATGCAATGATGATTGCATTTTCTTCTTGTTCTACCTGCGAGCGAACTGCCTCCCGGTCGTTGACATTCGTACCCCCATGCACAAAAAAGACCTTTCGACCATCAATGTTTATCATGTCGAACAACGGGACACCATGCTTTTCTATATAGTTGAACAAGACGAGCGTGTTTCCTTCAAGACTCAGAACCAGATTCTTGATGAACCTGTTTCGCGAATCGCTGCCTACAAGATAATCAATTTCCTCTTGGTATTTTAGTTTGGACGACACCTTCTCTTCGTGTTTTAATATAATTGCCTTGACAATGAAATCCGAAAGCACCTTTTCGTCAATGAGCTTCTTGGTTCCAATGACCTTTCGGACTGGCCCGAGCAACCCTTCGATGACCAATTTGTTTGTCTGCATTCCATCCAAGGTTCCTGTCGTGCCGAAACGATATTTGACATTGGGTGTCTTTGTCAGAATACCCATGAGCGATTTGGCTTTTACTCCATGACACTCATCGACCACCACCATTCCGAACTGTTCAAAGTAATCCTTGCGGAGACGAAAGAGCGACTGCCATGTCGAAATCACAATAGGGCATTCGGTTTCCTTTGGTCGGCCCGACATGATTTGATGAATACCAATATCCGAAGGCATATTATAGTCGGCAAAGTCCTGGGACATCTGTGCCACCAATGATGTGGTCGGAACAATGATAAGAATCTTCTTGTTCTGTGCCTCCATATAGAACCGAGTGAGCAGATAAATCATAAGGCTCTTGCCGGAACCCGTAGGCGAAAGCAAGAGCATCCTCCGCTTTCGGACTGCTGCCACAAACGCATCCACTTGGTAATTTCTTGGTGTGTATTTGGAAGGAATCCCCAGAGTTTCAATGAACTCGACTGCCTCATGGACAGAAAAGTTCTCGTCTGCATCAGATTCTACGTCTTCATACTCTACAACATAATCTCGCTCTTCGGCAAATGCATTAATATATGACACCAGCCCGGCATAGATGGTTCCATCCTGTATGTTAAAAAGTCTGATCTTCCCATCCCATGTGCCATGCCTATAGGCCGGCATGAACCGATAGCCCGGAACCTCAAATGTGAAATGGTCTGACAATTCACGGAGAGCAGAGCGTTCGTCGGAGCGGACACGAAGATAGACTTCGTTCAGTTTCTGGACTTTGAGTATATCCATGTGGGTGTGTAGTTCTTTTAACCGTTGATTCCGTTCGTGAACTGCTTCCACTTGATCGCATTGGTGATCTGAAAACTGCGATTGTTGATGCTACTGATAATAGAATTCAACAGGGCACACTTTTCTCGCTGGTCGCCAATCATGACCAAGTTTTGAATAACATCCGGGTCGCCTTCGATATACTTTGGAACATCTCCCTTGAGAATCTTGAGAGTCGGCGGTTTCCAATTTCGTTCTTCAAGGTCTTCTTCACACATCTTCCCAGAGTAATATTCGTGCTTGTCCTTCTCCAGCATCTTGTGGGTGAACATCATTCGGTTGAGGATGCGATTCTCATCGTTCATAATTTTCATGTATTTGGAATGTAGCTGGGGAATCTTGAGGCTTTCAAGGTCAAGCTCCAGATCGTCAATCTTGGAATCCACATCCCAGAGTTCATGAATCATTTCTAACGTGAATGGTTTTTCTTCAAGAGTTGTCATGTTTTAAATATACCTTTCATTTTCAATATAATATATGTGAAATTGCTATTTTATTTAAAACTCCAGTTTTATTTAAAATCCAGCCCCAGCCTGGAGTCCTCTCACACATGGGGCCTATTATAATCACCAAACAAGAGGTGTCAAGCCCAAACTCAAATTTTTTCGTAGGTATATGTCAGATACCTGAAGGTTGCCGATGCCTTGATTCCTTCAATATCGGCAGATGCCGAATCAAATAAAACTTCTGATAAATTAGTTGGAAATAGGTCTTTAAATATAATTTGATAATTGGGGTTCATATTTGAATTCAGGACGGTGAGCGTTGCATCTGAATAAATGTGCTTTTCCTTTTGGGCGTCATATTCTGGATATTCGTGAGGGAATCCCAGGCCAGCCATCCAGTCATAGAGTTCCTTCCAATTCTGAAGGTCTTCGTCCACAAGAAACTGAATGTTCAATGGGTCAAAAACAAGGGTGTCTCCGGGGACTGCCGTCTGAAGAAATGGGGTAGGCTGGGGGGCTTCACCAAGAGTGATTCCGGGGAGGTTTACCGAAGTCAGAAACCAATTGGTGTTCGGAAGCACTTCAATATAAAATCGAAACCCTACAGGAGATAGGTAGTTGATGTTGTCTGGTGAATTGAATGATTTTGCCATGCACGGTGCCTCCTATTGTGTATTTAGGCGACGGGCGGCCGAAAAGAAACGAGGAGTGTCTCTCTGTATGAGAAAGACACCCCTCGATTTCTTTTTTTATACTACTTGGTATTACTAGCCAGCAAGATTGTTGACTGCAAATGCCCTGTAGTATCGGTTGTTCTGACCAATCGCCACGGTGGAGATGCCAGTTGTCGTTGCAAATGGATTCACACCGACACCGTAGCGGGTCTTGAATCCAATCTTGGGTTGGAATGTTTCCTCGCCAATTGCACGGACCATCTGGAGTGGAACGTATGGGCAGTAGAACATTCCTGCGTCATATGGCGACGATCCCTTATATCCGACACACACAAAGTCGTCTGCGGTGAAGGAGTAGGGGTCAATGTAGACCTTGAGTCCTGCACCAATGGTTCCGGCAAATGTGCTTCCTGTGTCGTCTACCGTGAGTGCGGCAGTCGGGTCAAGAACACCAGCCGTTGCAAGAGCAGAAGCAACATCACTTGAGCAGAGAATGAAGTTGCCCTTCCCTCGACGAGTGTTCTTTGCAATGGCATTGGCTTCTGTCTCAATCTTGTAGACAAGAGCCTTGAATCGCTCCACAAGCCAGCGACCATCAAGTGAACCAAGCCCTGCTGCATTATTACCAGAAGGTGCGGCACCTCGGGCGTCAATGGCAGGTCTGCCAGTACAACTCATGTAAATCGAGCGAACAATTTCACGATTGATTTCTGCGTTGATCTCGGTCGTGAGAATATTTGCAAGCTCAGTCTCGGCATCAAGACCATGAATTGCCTTCAAGTCCTGTGCCAGTTCTACCGAATACTCTGCCTTGAGGGCCCGAGTAACGGCAGTCACACTCGACTTGTCGATCTTGAATGACATGGAAGGAATCTGGTTGGTTGCAGCAGAGCCCCATGCCTCGCCCTTTGCTGTCGTGTTACCTGTAAGAATACCAACATCTTCGGTTGACGCGGCATTGAACATGAGGTTGGCGTGCCCGGTGCCATTCCAGACAGGCTTGTTTGCGCCTGTGTTTGGATTGGCAGCCGAATAACCAGACTTGGCTTCGTCGTAGAATGCATTTGCGCCATCGGCATCGCCTTCGTTCCGCGTGCCATATGTTGGGCGAAGTGCAAAAATCAGACCCGTCGGGCCGGACATTGGCTGGACACCCATGACATCAAATGCAATGAGATTAGGAGCAGTTCGTCGCACAAGGCTGATAAGAACAGGGTCAAACTTGGCAACATCGCCCGTGACTGTTTCTGGGGCAAGAGATTCGCCAAGAAGACTTGTCGAACCCGCTCCTGTTACTGATGCTTGTTCTTGAAGAGCTATCTCTTGCTGCTCAAGCATGTGTGCTGTGACAACCTTTCGGTAATTATTCTTGATCTCAGGAAGATCCGTATGGTCAAGAACTGGTTGCCATTTGTTAACTAGCTGTTCATTCAACATGTGTTTACTCCTTAAAAAATCGTTGAATTAGATAATCTCTTCAACAGTATCCTAATGTTTATTTATAAATTATTGATTTTCAACAACAGTTCTTCCAAGCGTACTTACATATGCAGCCATCGTAGAGTTTGGTGGTGCCTCTTCGGTGCCTGCAAGACCATTCTCAGAAACTTCAAACTCTTCATCAAGGGTGGTCGTCTTTCCATGAACTGTCCTTGGGAAATAATTCTCTTTAATTGTCTCAAGAGCAGTTCGATATTGGTCTACATCTTCAAAAGCAACTCCCTCTGCAAGGCCCTTCATCTTCTCTGATTCAATATCAGTCAGTTCATCAGAAAGGCTTGTCAGAATTTCATCCTTTTGAAATCCTTTGACCTTTGAAAAAAGGTCAATATTTTTTTCGACGGTTTCATTGAGTTCTTGTTCCAACTGGTCAACTCGCTCGGCAAGACTGTCTACCACATCGACCTTCTCTTCTGGAACATCAATGTAATGGTCTTCAAACAGTTGCTTGAGTCCACCAATAAATTCTTCGGTAATTTCCGACTTGATCCCGCGCTCGATTGCAAGTTCGTTGTCCTTGATCCATTCTTCTACAACATAGGACAGATAACTATCCACCTTGTCGGTGATTGTGGAAAGGATGGATGCCTCTGATTCCTGCAACTTGGCACCAAATGATGCTTCCATTGATTCCAGTTCAGAATTAATCTTTGCAACCACGGCAGCTTCAAAAATTGTCTGAACCTGTGACTTGAATTCTTCTGAGAGATCATTCTCTCCAAAGATTGCATTAAGGTCTTCTGAAATATCAATATCATCGCTGGTAATGACCGTGCGCTCAATGGAAAGGGGAATTTCAATTGAATCGTCATCCTCATCTTCTTCTACAGCTTCTCCAAGAAGGTCGTCCATGAGCTTGGCATATGCACCTGCCAGCTTTTCGGCATCTGTGTCCTTCATGGTTTCAAAGATTGAACGAATCATTTCTTGCTTGGTCGTGGGAAGGTCGCTCTCTTCGGCCACCTCTTCGGCAGACTCTTCCGCATTAGTCTCTTCTTCTTCATAGACTTCAATTTCGGAAGGATCGTCGCCCTCTCCCTTGGTTTCTGCCCCTGCCTTGACCTTCTTCTTGCTCAACTTCTTGCCCTTGGGTGTGGCGGCCTTTGTTACCTTACCACTCTCAGGAGCAGAACCAGTTGCACCACTTCCAGGCTTGTCTGGAGATTCGGTAGAATCTTCTGCCAATTCGTATTCAATCTCATTTGCAATATCATTTGCAATCTGGTCAATTTCTTCATCAATTGAGATTTCTGCGGTATTTAATTCGGTTGCCATTATATCCATCTCCTTAGAAAGAATGGAAGAATCCAAAGGTTATTCTTAGTTATTTATAAATCCTACAATTTTGACAAGAAGTTTTTGAAGAGATTTATCTTTGCCTCTTCCAACTCCTTCCTTCTTGCTTCCATGTTTACTTGCTTCTTGTATTGTTCTATTTCTTTTTCTCGTATGACGCCATTATCCCAGATCCATTCCTTCCCCTCCATGATACCCTCGACAAATGCTTCTGGAGCAGACGGGTCTGCAACAATATCTGCGGCAGTTGCAAGATAAAAGTCATCTTGAACCACATTGGTTCCACGTTGATTCTTGAGTGAACCCATGCCGCGTGAAGAAACACCCAACTTGGCACCTTCGTCAATGAGATTCTTGACAATCTTGCCATAGGGAGTGTCCATGATCTTTGCCTTGCCAATCCAGTTGTTTCCATCTTCCTTGAGTTCCTTAATCATATGCGAAACTCGTTCAAGGTTGACTACCGGACCATCGGGGTGGCCAAGTTCTCCAAATGCCCTGTTCTGGTCAACATAGTTTCCGATGTACTTGTATACTTCTTTGTTCAGGACTTCTTTGGGATAGATGCGGCCATTGCGATTCTTTTGTTCGGCTTGCATGAACACGCCCTTGATATAATGACTCTTTTCACCTTTGGCATTCTCTTCTGTGACAAACTCAATATTTTCGTCTGTCATGATTTCGGTGATTAGCTTCATTGTTATGCTTCCTCGTCTTCGGATGCAGCTTCAACATCATTCAACCAGCGATTTGAAACTTCCATCTTTTTCGTTTTAAGGGCATCGGAAACCTTAGAAAATAAAACAGAATTTATCTTGTCTGCCATTTCGGAAGGCTTTTCCCCAAGAGCATCTTTGATTGCCGCTTTAATTGTAGTTTTCATTATAAATATCTCCTATTCTTTATTTATATTACTTAGCATCTTCAGCAAGTTGTCTTTGTTTGGCATTCACCAGTTTAATTGTTTTTAATTTGTCTTTTGGGGATGACGTTTCCTGTTGTTGCTGCCTCTGAGGATTTCTGTCGGCACCATTGTTATCTGAATCGTCTTCTTCTTCATGATTTCCAAGAATCGCATCCGGGTCAATATCTCCCTCTTTGACTTCATCGGCAATTTCATTATCTATTTGTTTGATTTCCTCTTCTGTCTGAGAAAGAACATTCTTACGAAGCCATTCTTGAGAATAATATTTGCCAATATATTCATCCATTGTCTGTGCAATTTCCATCCGCTCGCGCATAATTTCCGTGTGCTTGAGTTCGGCAAAGTGTGAATCTTGTCGGAAATTATATTCTACCAACGTCTTGATGACATCCCAGTCTTCTTTGGACAAAATGCCCTTGAGTTGTAATTGCTTTCCGAGCAAATCATCAAACAACGTAGAGAATCGGTAACGAAGTCGATTGACAAACTTACCAAACTTGACTTCATCGCGTGTGATTTCTGTTGCTCGACCCAAAGAAAACGATCCCTCTGGTTCAAGCCTTGAAACAGGAACACCCAATGCCTTGTAGAGTTTCTTCTTGAAGTAGATAATGTCTTCAATCTCTCCAAGATTTGTGCCTCCGGGAAGTGTCGTGATTTCCGTACCACGGCCGCCCTCTCTACGGGGAAGCCAGTAGTCTTCAAGCATGGACATGTGCTTGCGGTCATCACGCACCTCTCCGGTGGCAGTATCATACACGACCTTGTTCTTGAACTTTGACATAATACTCGAAAGATATTGTTCTGCTTTTATCTTTGGAAGGTTTCCGACATCGACATAAAAGATGCGCCTTTCCGGGGCCCGAGAAATTCGATAGATGACTGTTGCGTCTTCAAGCATTTTGAGTTGATTCATGGGCTTGATTGCCTTATGAAGATTGCCCAAAATCATTTTCTTTGTGGGGTCAAGAATACCGGAATGAATATGTGATATGCTGTCCTTCGCAATTCGCAGGCCAGTTTGATCGCTGCTGCTACTATATCCAACTCTTGGGGCAATGCCGCCCGGATAATACAAGTAATATTCAGTTACATTCTTGGGCAAAGATACCAATGATTTGTTTTGAGAATTCTTTCCCTTGACCTCGCGCACCTTTTTGACTTGTCTTGGATCAACCGGGCGAAGTTCTTGAATACCATCTCTTGGATTCTTGGTATCAATCATTACATGATAATATAATCTTCCATCAACATACCACTTTTTAAATATGTCATAGGCAAATTCATGAAAAGAGAGCAAGCGCAAAACTTCATCAAACTCATCTGAAATTTTATTCTTGATTGAGTCTGGAATGTCAATCCCACCAAGAGAAATTGCAACAGGAGACTTTCCTTGCTCTGTGATGACTGCTTCATTTATAATATCATCAATGGCAAGCTCGACCTCTGGGTTCATGGACATTTCGCGATAACGAGTGATTAACTCAATTTCATCCTTGACAGAACCCTCAAGATCAAGATACGTTCCATAGGCACCACCAGTTACATTGGGCGCCGACTCTACGGTTAATGCTGCATCAAGATTTTCTGGAAGAGAAAACGATTGAAGACGTTCTTCGGGAACATCTTCTTTGTCCCTTCCAATTGTGAAGCCTAATAATTTAATTGCCATAAAATGTAGCCTCTCCAGCAGGGGTGGATTGATATATAATACCTATATGTGTATATATGTTCCCCTGCCGGATAGGTTTTGATTAGGTTGTTTGTGTCTTGTCGTCTGCAATCTGCCAGTAATCATATTGCCATGTGACGGCAAACTCTTCGACTGCATCATTTTGATCCCATCCTAATTCAATGGCTGCAACCGAGGAAGGCCAACAATTAATCATGGTAATCATTTTGGCAACTTCACCCTCTTTCTTGTAATGCGTCACCTGTGCATCAACCTGATAATCATTTCCTGCAATAGTCCTCAAGTTTTCGCCATGTCCCTGGATGGAATTCATCCAATTGACAAGCCCGGCATGAATGGCAAAGTCTTCGTCATTAATGACAGTCGTTGTCCATTCGGCAAACGTTCGATTGCCTGCCAACTTAATATTCCTACCAAAGTAGGGAACTTCAACAAGACCGATGTCTGCTCCGGGAATCTGGGCACCCTTGCACATAAAAGTCATTTTCTGACCCGCTTCGCCGGGATTTACTGCACCCGGAAAGGGAATCGTGACCTCATATAGATTGGGTCGGGCACCCTGGCCAACAAGCTCGGCTCTGAAATTATTAATTGAAAAAGGCATTATTTACTCTCCTTGATATGTATCCTAATTCTATTTATGCTCTAATCCTTAGAATTTGCCTACAACTTCTGAGAAATCAACCCCAGTCTTGACGGCAATAAAGTTCAACTGAATGAAGTTGATTGAGCGAGCAGGTTTGATGTAAATATCACCAACGAATTCATTTCGGTCAATGACGCTCCCCGGATTGTTTGTTTCGTCACACACAACCTTGAACTCATTGATACCTCTTCGACCCTTGACATCCCGAAGGAATGGTTCAACCATGTTTCGGAATTGAGCCCGAGTGAACTCGTCATTGAATTCAAAGAGTGAGAACTTGGCGGCAGTCGAGATTGCCTTTTCCAATAGGATGAACAATCGTCGGACATTGATTCGGTCAAAGGCACTTGGCTTGCTCTGAGAGGTCTTGTCCCCATAGAGAAGTGTTCCTTGGCCCGGGAATGTCACAACGGGGTTCACTCCATTCTTGTATAGTTCGTCCCGATGTGCCTTTGAAGGGTTGTATGCCAACTTGACAACGTTCTTGATTTGACCACGGTTGTATCCGGCAGGACTCCACCATGTATCTCTTGTGTTGTCCGTCCGTGCAGTCAGACCTGCAATGTCGCCATTCAGAGGAACCCAACGATAGACATCATTGTACTTGTCATACTGATACTTCCATCCACTATCGCAGAATGCATAGGATGTATTTTTGTTGATTTTATTGGGCTTGAATCCTGTGAGTTTGTTGGTAACATTATCCAGGGCGGTGGCAGCATCGGATGCCTGTACAATATCCTCCTTGGTGGGAGAATAGAATGTTACGGCGTCCTTGCGCGTGGTTGCAATATCAATTGCATACTTGATATTGGTTTCTCGGTCGCCTTCGCCAGAAACCGATGCGCCGCCCGCTCCTGCCATGATTAAGGAAACATCTTCTTGGTCGGAATCTGCAAAACGGTCATATCCAGTCTGGAAGGTTGCCGCAGAAAAGTTTGCGGGTCCATCTGATCCTCCTCCGAGTTTCAGAGATGCCCGACCGGCGGCAGTATTTCCAAACGTGGTGCCGTCTGCCGCAAGCGTTCCATAAGTGGCTTCGGTTGCCGCAGTTGCCGACGCAACTCGAATATACTTGGATTTGTTATTAATTACCGTCTTGAAGTAAATATTGTCCCCGGCATTATCTTTTGCATCCGATGCCTTTGAAAGAAAGGGATACAATTCCAGCACACCGTTTGCAACACCAGAAAAGTGCCCAAGGGGAGAGTCAATGACTGCAATATGCAGTTCGTCGCCAGTTGCACTACGGTCGGCTGCCCAATCGGATGTTCCCGGAGCATCAGAGAAGTATGTGTTTGGCCACCAATTGGAGAATCCGTTTGCCCCGTTAATCGTTCCGGCATGGTCACAGAGTTCAACAGTCAGTTGATTTCCAAGTTGCCCTGGATACTTGGCAAAAAAGGTATTGCTTGTAGGCTCATTTCCATCAAAGTCTTCATTATTTTTGATTTGAACTCCTGTCCCTAAAGAATTTTCGTGGGCATTATATGCCGTTGTGGGAGCAACGCGAACCAGTCGCAGGGCATTTGAATACGCCAAGAAGTTTGCGGCAGTAAAAAAATCAACATCGGTATTTGAATCGGGCTTTCCAAACATAGAAACGAGGGTGTCTTCTGAGTTGACCAGAGTAACCTTGTCTACGGGGCCCCATGTGAACCGTCCTGCAAATGCACCGATGGCAGTCGAGACTGCGGGGATGACAGTCGTCAAGTCAATTTCAGATACATTTACACCGGGGGAAACTTGAAATGGCATTGTATTTTCTCCTTTGAGGATATGGCAAGCTCAAATGACCATAAACTAATTCCTGAATATTTATAAAAAAGGAGTTTTTCATTCAATCATTTACATGAAACCAAACTTGCCCGTCGCCATCCGTAAATGTTTGTTCTTCCATTCCGGCATCCACAAAACCAAAAGGTAAAATATCTTCTTCCAATAGTCGCATCTTCTCTTCTAAGAGTTGTTTTCGGATGTCAAGGTCTGTGATGTCCTTGAAATGTGGCTGAGAAGACAGCCATGCAAACAACAAAAGCGTCATCACAAGATCATCATGACATCCGACATCAGCTTCGTATGACCCTGCCTTGGAAACAAAAGAACTCAATTCTGAAATGGTATCAAAATCATTGACAATTAATTTACTCTCTTCGATCAGACTTTTGAGCATGGAACATCCGACCTGTTTGACTTTCTTGGACATGGTGAGTCCCAGGTCTGTGGTGCCTTTGCCGAATCCAGAATCAAATACTTGCCCTGCGCGGCCGCGTGTGGAAATCATCACAATATTTTCATATTCAATTTCGTTGTGGAGAATGTCGGCAACCTGTTTTCCAATTCCATTGACTTCCACAAGAACATAGGCTTGATTATATTTCTCAGCCACCGATGCAATGACATTAGGATATATCAGAGGGGTAATTGAGGCATTGCGATACTTGGCAACCTGTTTATACGGAAACTCTGTTGCATCAATGACAGAGAATGCAGAATAATCAAGGTCTTCTCCGAGAGACACATCTACCGTCATTACATACAGATGGTCTTCTTTGGGCAATTCATATATATCAAGACCTTTATTATTTTCGACAGGATTCTTGAACACCATGTTTTTTAATGTGCTTCCAGAAATCAGCGTGTTCAGGCCGCCGACAAACTCTCCTTCAAACTCCTGGGCCCAGCGTTCCTTTCCGATGTTGCGAATGGTTTCGGTTTTCCATAGATTGTCCCTTCCAGGGACATCTGTCCAATGGACTTCAAGGGGCACATAGTTGTTCTTCTTGTCCTTTGCATCCTCCCACATCTTATAGAAGTGATTCAATCCGTTTGGAGTGGAAACAACCACAATCTTTGTGGATGTACCCGAAGAAATCGTAGGATAGACAGAAGACATGAACTCATCGGCAATGTTTGGCGGAACGAATGCAAACTCGTCAAGAAGAATCATGTTATAGGAACCACCACGAATTGCCGAACTGGAAGTGGATGCGGCGACCACTTTGGAACCGTTTTCAATTTCGAGGTTGCCCTTGTTCCACACAAGAACACCCTGCTGCAAGAACTTCGGAAGGTTTTCGTATGCAAGCTGGAGTCTGCCCAGGATGTCCCGTGCGAGTGAGCCCTTGTTGGCCAGGATGGCAATGTTGACTGACTCGTTGAACAGGATATACCAAAGGAAATATGAGACAACCGTGGTGGATTTGCCTACCTGTCTCGGTGTACAGAAAATAGAGAACCGATTGTTATGAATCGTCTTGACCATTTGTTTTTGAAATTTGTATAGCTTGAAGGGAATCAGCCCTTCATCCACATGAACCACCTTGATGTAGTTCTCAATAAAATACTGTGGCTTCTTGGAGCATTTGATATACTCCGACAATTCCTCTTCGGTATAGTTATGAGGAACCCCGGCTGGTTTTAGGAGCGGGTTGCCCAGATATGCGTCATCACCCATCAGATTTCTTTCTCTTTGAATCTTTTAGTTTTTGACTGACATGACCCTGACCCCGAAGAAACTTCTGGAGTTCATTGGTCGAACCCATGAAGATTGCATTCTGCGTGACATTCTTGACACCTTCTTCGTCTTTGATTTTCTTCATGTCCTTCTGGAGTTCAATGAGGTCTTTGTTTGTTTCGGAAAGTTGTCGCATGATTTGACCAAACACCTCCCATGCCCTGGGATGGTCAGAATCTTTTGCAAGCTCAAGAATTCCATCAAGAGCAGAGCCACCCTTTGCAATAATATCCTGAAGATTATTTCTGACATACTCATAGTCTTCGTCTTGGTGGTTTTTTCTCATCACTTCTAGCGTCTGGGTCGTAAGTTCCACAAGCTCGGCTTCTTTGACTTCTTCATCATCATCATCATTAATTGCCACAGTATTAATCTCCCAATATGTTTACGATGTCCGTCGCAATACCAAAGTTATCATTTGCTCTAATTTCTCCAACCGGAACACTCAGGGATGCATTTGTTGTCGGCATTCCGTTGGCAAACATGGCAGGGCGGATTTGAATTTGGTCATATGAGTTGGCAGAGTCAACATTCATGGTTGGATGTAGATTGATGTATGACTTGTTGACAATTGCATTGTTTAATGTAATAAAACCATATAACTGCCCCTTGAGAGTAAAATCAAGTGTCCATATAATAAACCTTCTGTCTTCAAGATTTCCTTCATAATTATCTTCTGTGGAAACTGAAGTCAAAATAATAGGAAGGTCAATATTTAATTCCAAATCACTCACTCGCCGCAGACTTACTGTAAACTCTGGCGTAAAATAAGGAAGAATTTGTTCGATGATGTGCGTTCCGTCTTCAATATTGCCCACATATATGTTCAATTGAAAATTAAAATCATAAGGGACCGGAGCAAATGAAGAAAAAATCATTGTATTTGCATTTGATCCGGCTGTTCTTGTTCGGTGTGTCCGATTCATTGTATTCAGTTTTCGCTCTGATGAATATGTCATGCCCGTCATTTCAAAAGACATTCTCGGAAGAGTCAATGCCACAGGCCTATCTAAATTTAAGTCACCATTGATGCGCTCAAGGTATCGTTGTCGAGGGGCATAGGTAAGAGGAATTGCAATTGTGTCGGCATCTCCACCAGAGGCAGCCCGGCGGTTAATTTTAATGTTATTGAAGAGTGTTCCGAATGAAATTACATAATCTCGGACCAGCCCGTGCGAAAAAGTATTGGCCAACATGATTTAAAAATCTCCAAACGGATTTGTTTCCGAGAAATCAAGAATTGCATTTGCAGAATTTTCTATTAGAGTATTGTCTACCCAGGTTGTTCCTGTATTTGCATTAAAGGCAGGCATTGTATTTCCATAGGCATACTTGGATGCAATGTTATCAATCTCTGCAATCCCTGTACTAAATTTCTGATTGTTGTATACAAACAATTCGCATCGCAAATCATATACAGGAAGAGTTCCGGCAGTATAAAATAAAGATTCATGTTCCACAAATTGAATCTCAAATAATTTTCTGTTTAACGGAAGATATATTAAATCTCCTTCGCGGGGCCTGGCAAAAGGAGATTGTGAGGCAGGGACCGTTGGAAGTTCTTCTACCGCTCCAAGTTGATGAAACCGTCTGATCGAAACTGTAAAAGTAATTTGATCTCGAATGTCTAATCCAAATTTAGAAAGAAATTCCCCTTCGCCTTCAAATCCCTCGACATTTTTGATGTACATCTCAATTGTCCGCGCAAGATTGAAGTAGGATAAAGAATCTTCTCCATAAAGTTGATCCCGGCCTGTAACAGAAGAAAGCCGGGGAATCCAATAGACATCCATTCCATAAAATTTAATACTCTCTATAATCAAATCATGAATAAGATTTTGTTCTGGAGAACTCTCAAAATTATTTATGTAAAAATTAGTAGGCATGGGCTATGTTACCCCACCAAAAAGTCTACAGGAAGCTCGAAAGAAAGAGACATTTGTTCTTTCAATCTTTCTATTTCTATGCGAGCATCTTCAAGAATTGCCCGCCCGTTGAGAGTGACGCCGCCGGGCAACTGCACTCCTTCAAACTTACTTAAATTTGTTCCCCATTGTTCTTTGATGAGTGCCGTTGCATAATTTTTCAAAAATGTATCTCCCCACAATTCAGAAACCTCTCCAACCTTTTGATGGGCTTCTAATACAATATAGTCTCCCGCCGAAATATCAGTTGACCAATCCCAATCAATATGGAGATTATTAGTTTTTCTATTGAATCGAATATTGCTCATCCCAGTAATTAAATCCGAAATCATATTCAGGTGCGAAAGCCTCATCCAATAGTTTGACATTTCTCGGACACCACGGGTACTGTATGTGGCAATGTCATTAAATGCCATCTGATAACGAATCGAAAACATGTTTGTGGTCTGGCCGGTAGTCTTGAGCATTCGACTAATTCCAATAATTGAATTTTCGTAGCCAGTAAGAGTCAAATATTTATTTGTAATGTCTTCAGCCAAAACTTTGTGGGTGATATAAACCTGTTCTGTGCCATCAAAATGATATTCCTGCCAGAAGCGCAAGGCATCATCAATACGATCTTCCATCTGGAGTTCGTCTACATTAATCTCAACAACAGGATGCCCCAGGCGTCGGAGACAATAGTCTTTAAATTCCTCTCGGGTACTAGGTGTAGCCACTTGAGCCTCCTGTATACATTGAACCAAGTTCTACTGATGGGGTCACCGTGGCAATTCCTTCTACTGCCCTCCATTTATCATCGGTTGCGCCTCCAGTAAATGTAATTACCACTTCATACAAATATCTTCCAGATTTAATTGCCTTTGTCTGTATATTGTTTGCAGTAATTGTAACAGAATCTGAATCAATATCGACAGAAGTTGTGAACGTAAGAACAGAATTTGTATGATAATAACTTTTTCTCATTTGAGAATTTGCATAATGTTGCGCCCCAAGGGATTCCTTTGCCGTGGACGCCGGGGTTTTATATATCTCAAGATTGGCAGAAAAGTCTGTCCCTTGGTCGATTATTATGTTTTTATATCTGCTGGCCATATTATAAACCCATGTCCGATAAGAATATAGTTTATCTAATACTATTTATAAAGGATTGGATTCCTTGACTGCCTTAATCTTCCTATACCATGTACCAGAGGCAACATTTGCAGAAATATTTCCATTGTCAATATCATGCCATAACATATCCAATTGATCTGTAATGCTGGGATATGCATCTGCCCGTTTCTTTTGTCTTTCTTTTATTTTTTCTATTTCCTCTTTTCTTTTTCTGACCTCTTCGGCATGTTTTCTTGCGTGTTCTTGCTGTTTCTTTTGTTTTTCCAATAGATCTAAAGTTAACAAATTATTTGTATTGTTTTTATGAAATTTCATTGAATTACTCCTGTAAGGGCAATTGTATAATTTTTTGAATAATAACCATAACAAGAAACCTTAAAAGAAATATAATTTTCGTTAGGGTTGGCGGAAATTCCATTTGCAGTAAATTCAACACTATTATCTGTATTATTTGCCGTAAATGATTCTCCGTCATATTCTAAAACAGAACCCGAAACTAAATTTGAAACTAAAACAACATCTGTTCCATTGGCAACAAGAACGTTGTTGCTGACCTGTACAAAATTTATGTGTTGGACTGGAGCAATTGATTCTGTTTGCCCCGTAATTGCATTTTTTGTCACATATGCGCTCGGAGAAAATTTCCCAGGAGAGTCTATATGAAATGTAATTTTTCTATCTCTTAAATTTTTTATATGATCTGATGTTGGATTGTCTATTGTATATGATAATATTCCGGTGGACGGCTCATATGCATAAATTGTTTTATTAAAAATAGCCATTATTAAACTCCATTAAAATCAAATGTAATTTCATTTTCATCTATAATATTTATTGCTTCGCTTTCTGGAATAGTTTCAAATGTATTTAAATCCTTGAATATATTACTCGAACAATCAAGTTCAAGCACGAATGAGGTTTTTGTGGTTTTTAATTTATCTAATTCATCTGTTGTTGCATTATTTAATGATGCCCAAGTTCCTTCGACAGATCCTTCCCTCGGAATAATTGAAACATACAGGGTTTCATCAGAAGTCGCAACGGCACCAAACAAACTATGACAGGACCGAGTATGTAATATTGGGGCAGATGTGCTGGAATATGGACTCCAATTAAAATCCGAATCTGCCGTAAACGTGTTTGAGGTTCCCGACACAAAAAATCCAATAGGATTTCCATTTGGCTTGTCGTGTGCTTCATATTGCAAATCTTTTTTTCTTGTTGTTTTTGCAATAAAAAGAAAATGGCCCTCTGTTGCAATCATTGTTGTTTTTCTCAAAACAATGGCTCCTCTGTTTTTAATGTGATTGTATCCTTTAATGTTCCTGGGTTCTTTTCGTCTTCTTTTGATTTGATATAAAGAGAAGTAATATATTTAATTTTATTACGAATCCATACGGTGTTTGCAGTATTGTCGGGGTTCAATTCCAGCCCTATGTTGACGTTCTCTATTACATAATCTGAATTATCCTTTATGGACACCACACAAGTTTTTTTTGAAGTGCTTATACTATGTATATTTGCAGAAATATTATGCATTGAATAAATTTCCTTTCTTTTTATTTCTTATATTCAGAAGAACCTACTCCAAGGGACCATCCGGCGGTTCCCGGCGTGGTGGCTCCGTTGGGGTGTCTTGCATAAATTGTTTCTGTTGATGCTTCATTTCTTACTGTAATTTTTCCTGCGTATGCCGCACGAACCTTGTCATATATTCCTTCTTCTGTATTTTCTGGGTATGTTGTCACGGCACCCGGCGGAACTTCAGGCCAGCCGACATTATATTCTCCATCAAAAACATCAAAGAGACTGTCTGCATATGCGCCCACCAAATATCCCGCAGCCCCACCAGGCCACTGATACCTACTATTTTCTCCGCTGGTCGAAGTGTCGGGATTTCCATTATATCCTGCCTCTGCGCCAGTCGCCCCAAAGACCTTTCCCGACGGTCGGTCTTCATTTACAATTTCTCCGCCTGCGCCACCACCTGCGCCACCACCACCGGAACGCATCATTGCATCATTCACTTGTGTAGAATTAGAACCCGAACCAATATTTATTATTTCTATGTTAGGAAGATATGTTTCGTCATGAATAATAAAAAAACAGTCTCCTCCATCAGAACCATAATCGGGCTGAAGCGAGTCCACGCGATTTATTGTTTCTACAGTTCCGGCAAGACCTCCTGCCCCACCAGAGACATTTCTATAACTTGGATTTGCTGATGTGTGCAATGTAATATCCGTACCAGTCTCGCCCTGCATTTCTGCGCTCCATGTTTCGTCTAATGAACCGCCAATTAGTATTGCACGACCATATCCGCTGCCTGCCTTTCCTGTTCCTGCATAGGAATAATTTGAATCATGTAGAGTGCCAGCAGGATTATTTCCACGACCACTTCCGCCCCCGGCACCGCCGCCACCACCGCCAATTTTTAAGGGAGCATCGCCTGCCGAAGTTTTTCCTCCGGGTACAGTTTCTCCGGGGTTGAGGTCATAATTATAATGGCCGCCATATCCACCAGCCCCGCCACCGCCCAGAACAATTCCATGATTTTTGATAATCAAATTAAGATTTTGATTATTAATAAAATTAAAGTTACGACCAGAAAGATCAAAGGTGATTGCTGGCTTTGGTTTTCCCATAAGTTTAAAATCAGAAAGGCCAGATCCGGTTTTCATAAAAAACTGTTCAAACTCCTCCGAACCAATATACATTGGATCAACTCCGGGGGTATCATATTCAGGAATTTCAAAAATAATATTCAGACTTCCATATATTCTTCCAGATTCATCTCTGTGATTATGAAATGGGTCTGTTGCAGGATCGCCGGGAGTTCCTACAAAATCATCAGGAAAATTCAAATTAAAATATCTCATATCATCATCGTCTGCATCCCCCCTGTACTTCAATGGGTTTATCATATTTCCCCCGGCAAGAGTAGAGGAGCGGGCGCTCACAGTAATGGTATTTGATTGTTGAGCCGACACATCTGGTTTTCTTCCGTGTGAATATATCACATACGAACAATAATAAGTATCCCAACAATTAGAATCACCCTCAGAAAGGCCCAAAGTTCTTGCAGGGCCAGCCCCTCCCATCCCCATACTACCCTGCCAAGCTACATCATCACTCCAATTTCCAAACTCATGCCCTGGTGGCCACTGAATTCCCTCTCCTTCGGACAAAAAGCCGCCCAGCACCCACCATTCATCACTATCTGCCTGTGAAGAAATTCCTGGAATATCTGGACCCCATACAGGAATTCGATGAGAAACTCCCAAAGAATCTGTATGATAAGTCTCGCCTAGATTTACTTGGTCGATTTCTAGTGCCCATTGCCTTCCATGATAATGGAGAGGATAGGTGGCGGGGTCATATTGGTCTATAAACGGGGGCTGCATATGTGTATAAAATGTACACATGGTATTTGAAAATGGATTTGAAAAATATTGTAATGGATGACCGAGCCAACCATACAAAGAATCTGTTCCATTCAGTTGGGGCGCTGCCGTGCCTATGCCGCCAATCGCACCAGAACCAAATCTATCATGGGTTGTTGCAGGAAGATATTCTAAGTTTGTATACGAACGCGGCCAGCCCGTGTATCCGTCTCCCGCAGAAGGAGTTTTGCGCTTTATTGCGGCATAATCTTCTAGGGCATTCCTTCGCGAATCCCAGGCTGCGTGGTCAAGTGGCGAAAAAACAACAGGTCTTCGCAAGCCTGTGTGTGTGGGAGTCATATGTGCTTCTACAGAAAGATGAGTTGAATTGGAAAAATGAAAAAGACCAGAAACTCCCACAGAATGGCCCAATGCGCTTTCCCATAATTTACGGGATTTGGGAGTGCCTACTGGATTCACCCCTGGAAGCGCAACACCCAAAGATTCAAGCGCATCAAGTTCTTCTGGAGTCCATATTGCCTCCCACGCCTCTCTAGCATTTTCATGAAGAGACACTCCACTATAAAGATTACTTCCAATTCCTCCCCATTTAAATCGTACCCAAGGGCTGTCCATGTGGACAATTTCATCTTCATTTGTATATGTAAAGTCGTCCCAGTCTGGGGCCCAATCGGATGTTGGGGTTGTTGCAACATTTGCATACCAGGGATGAAATCTTACCTGTTTTCCATCTTTTCCTGAAGACCCGACTGCAAAACGAATTGCAACTTCTGGAATTTCTCCATCGGGCAGCGGATTAATAATAGGAATTGTAACATTTCCTCTGTCTATATAATTTCCTTCCATAACGTCTTCCTTTGAACTATACCAACCGCCCCAGGTCATTGCAGAAAGGTTTGTTGGTCGTTCAGAATCATGATAGAAATGCTCGTCTATTCCAATTCCAAGGTTTGTTACTGTCGTCACCGTTGCCCCAAATTCCTTATATTCTTCATTGAGTTCGTGAATGGCAGCACTTCCGGGCATGGCTGGATTTAGCATCCACATTTGCGGAGTCATCGTGACAACTGGACTCCAATTTGGGTCCGTGACTTGCCAGTCCGGGCCGTAGTAGCCACTCAGAGGATGATTGGGATCTCCCCATATGTCCGTATAGGGCACCTGTACATATGGAATAACCGCCATCCAAAAATCTGCTGCGCGGGCAAAATTGGTGTTTGGATGGTCCCAGTCACCCCATTCGCCATAACGCTGGTCGAACGGATCTGTGCTAAACGGAAGGCTTTCCGAACCGAAGCCCCAACTTGATTCTGGCATTCTTAGCATTGCTCCAACCTTTAGGTCACTAGGAACGCCGCCCATGAGCGCGGGATCGGGTTGGACTGGATCGCCTCCATGCGCTCCGTCAGTTACAACACAAGAGCGAACAACAAGGTCTGTCTGCTGCGCCCAACTCCCACCCGCTTCATAGTTAGAAAATTCTTGGGTGCCTTCATCGAGCCGAGAGTCTCCCCAGGGCCCGGCGCCCACAAACGAACCATTAATGGGATTGTATGCAACATCCCCGTCCCATATCCATTCGCTATCATAAACCGGGGAGGTTGATATATATCCAGAAGGGATGGATGTTGGATTTCCTGCCCCTCCATAATCATGTCGTGTTTCAGAAAAAACAGTTTTGCAATGTCCGGCACCGGGATAATGAGGATTATTATAATTTATAGGAAGATTGGATTCTGCTCCGGCAACATCCATATAAAAACTCCACAGGCCAGTTGCATCTCTCAAAGCCCTTTGTGCATCATCCCTATTGTCTGCCCAGGTGTCATACGGTATGGTAATGGGGGGACTTTGGGCCAGACCAAAATCTACTGCTGCCTGTTTTTGTTCAGGAGTCCCCACCGCCCTGTAATGTGTTGCCCAGATAAACCTATCTTTTCTTCTGCCAGCCGCAGTTGCGGTCGTGTGGGCAAATCCCTCGATGGCTGGTGGGCATGGGCAATGATTTCCCCCGCTTCCAAAAATATCTTTTAATGATATTTGAAATATTCTTTCTAAATTATGAGTTCCAACAGATGGCGTAGTCCCAGACAAAGCCACAGGCTCTCGCTCACAGGTTATCTTAAATGCCCCCGATTGGATTATATTCAAAGAACTTGCATCTGTCGATGAAAACATCAAATTGCCATCAAGATATGTCTGTGGATCTAGAACATTTGCTCCCGGTTTTGATACATAAAGCCCAACTTCATTGAGAAGAGTATTTGCATGTTTCCCTAAGATAACTCTATCCATAATTTTTTAGGTGTCACCCCTCTCTTTGAATAATGTCCAAGCCAAAAGTTGATTCTTATTTGGAGAACCATTGGTAAAGTATATATCAATAGTATTTGCAGAGCCTGGATGGTTATCGGTATTTGCAGAGGTTCGCGCCGAAAGACCAAACCCAGGAACCAATCCAGTTTTTAATGGGCCTTCTAAATTAATATAATCTAAATTCACAAATGGATTATTAGTCACGACCTGACACTCCGACGAGGCGGTGCCATAACTAGATGAAAAAAATTTATCATGAACGTTTGATGATGGCAGCATGACGTTCCAATGAACCACGGCTGTTCCGGTATTTCCCGGAGTTCTTACTCCTGTATGAACTGCAACTGTTTTGGGTGTATTTCTGTCGGGCGCGGGGGGAACATTGACAAATCCTGTCTGAAGTGTCTGCATGTATGCATCTGCACTAGAATCAAAAATTAAATCTCCATCAGAACATGACATGACATTGGCTCCGGGTTTTGAAATAAAAAGCCCAGTCTTGCCCGACCTATAAAAATATTTACTAAAATTCAAATATTCTCGCGCCCTGGCCCCGACATAATCAATTTCCCACATGGGTTCGCTTTCTGGAACCCAACCAGATCCTGTTGCGCCGGATGTATGAAAATCAAACCGTACCACAATGACTCTACTATTGTTCCCCAATGCATTCCAATTTTTTGTTATATTAGAATTTTTATCCATATCCCATCTCAAAATTTTATAATCACTTGGTCCGGCAGCCACCTCTGAGTCAGGGAAAACCGTCTTCCAATTAACCGAAGTTGAATTATATGTGGAATAATCGTCATCGACCGAAGAAAGATGAACAGGCCAATTCCATTGAACATAAAATGTCGGAGAGCCTGTGGAGAAACCCGTCTGGTTTTGATTTTTTGCAACAAAAAAACATTTGAATCCTCCGGCGGCATCGGCTGGATAATTTCCAGAAGTCTGAAGTCGTCGAAGTCGCATTTCAACAATTGGATATAGGTTTGGATTAATTGCATCAGAAGATGGAGCAGACCCCCAAGGTACAGACTGTGGGTCAACAAAGGCAGGGGTAGAAAAAATTAACCCACCATAGTTTCCAGTATATAATAAAGTATCTGTTCCACTTCTTTTAAACTTTGCTCCGGTCGTCCACGATAAAAACCCTGGGCCGTAATTGGTAAGTGAGCTTGCATCACCAACTCCGGGATCATACATTTCAAAACTTGAGGTTCCTGATCCCGTAGGAGTAAATTCTTCTCGATAACCGTATTCATATTCCATTGTCAAATTTTTTCCCAGGAGGACTCTGTCCATGTGAGATTATCCTCCCTGACTCTCATTGGGAGTATATCCTTGAATTGATGCCGGAATTCGCAAAACCCAATATTTGTATACTGGAGGATTTGCATTGGCGGGATCAAAGGTGGGAAAGGCATCACCAGCCCCACCAATTGACACCTTGTTCCCAGATCCCCCAATATAACTTGTTTGGTTGTATATTGGATCATGCAGAGTCAGGCCATCGGCGGCATTTCTGTTATTAAATGCCGGGCTGCTTTTTGGAACCACTCCTTCTGGATGAAATATCCCAGGAGAGGACAGCCGTTTGACTGAGTATTGAGACAAGGAAAGTTGCCCTGAAAACTCCACCTCGCTTGGCAGTTTATGGTATCTATATGGATAAAATCCTCCAGTATCTCCATAGTATGATCCATTGGCAGCCCTGTCTTTAAATGCTGCTTTGTCTGTCGGTATCGGGTCGGACGGTCTTGCAATACTTCCATCATACACAAAAGGATACCCCGAATAATTTAACCACCATTTAAATTGAGAATAATCAGTTCCAGCCTCGGTCCCCTCTAGGTCTATCAAAAAAGTATTTGCATTAGTGTCTGTGACACTCGGTTTTAATGTCAGGCCCTCAGAAAAATGTTTCCATGTGCCATCAGTATTAAACAGAATAAGCGCAGGATGAAACATTCCCCAATTTCCATATGACTCCCTCATGGATGAACTATTGAATGCGGCCGCCCCTTGGTTTGCTGTTGCCGCTTCGGGGAGTGTCGGAGATAAATTCCATAAAGATTCGGTGCCCTCTTGGGCAATTGCATTTCTACAAGTCAAATAAAAACGATCTTTTCCTGCCCGCGCATATGCAAACGTTCGCATTTCCGAAAAATAAAATGCATGGTCAGAAGAAAAAGTATTTCCGGCGCGATAAGAAGGAGCAGGGATTGGCGTATCGTTCCACGGAAGAGATTCTGTTACAGAAGGAAAAATCTCAGAACCATCGTCTGCATATTGATTGTAATGTGAATAATCTGTAATGTCGAGGGGGGCTCCGATGCCGCCGAACTCAGAGGGAAGAAATTGACTTATTGTCCCCCACCAGGGCTGGGCTGTAACTCCAGACGCTGTTTTCAAATTAATATCCCAACCTTTGTTAACTCCTCTTGGGTCTGTGCTTATGGTTGGATATAAATGGTCTTCCCATTTGGTTGTTGCAATGGAAAATTCTTGCTCGCCCCCTGGATATGAATTTGCAGTCTCTCCGCCGCCAGATGCTGCATCATATCTTTGAAATAATACAACAGGTATGTATGGAAGTTTTGGAAAGGTAATTAGCCCATTAGAAAGAGTGGATGTGTGGTCAGCTTTATCAAAACTTTTTGGAGATGTGGTCCCGTCAATGTTTGCCTTTTGGGTGCCAATGGTCACGGTTCCTTCCTGATGCACAAGGCCAGTTTCTTGCCAATCAGAGGAAAATACCAAGGAATCTTTTACGCTTCCATATTTTCCTACATCATTTGGAACTCCCTTTTTTTTGACGCGGACATAATCAATTTCAAATAACCAAGGAGGGTTGGCTGGGTCTTCGTCCAAGGCTGCCCAATCTGGGTTCCAAGTAATACCCGACAAAGGAAGAAACATCAGCCGAGATATATTATAGTCAGAAGAGTAAGGTCGGCGGCCATCATTTAAATGCGGTTCATTATATGGAACTTCTGGATTTTCTCGCCTTATTCCAGTAGGAGAAGTATCTGCATTATATGCTTTTGCTGTCTCTATCCAATCTTCCATGTGCCCGTATGGGTCAGACCATATTTTATCTTCACTCATATCCCATTCTAAAATATGCCATTCCCCATCTGGAAGCAAAGTATCCCATTTATTTTCTGCGGAAGATGACTTTCCTGTCGGGTAAACAATACCTTGGCCGGTTCCGTCTGGGCTAGTGACGCCTGCCTCTACAAACCAAATTCCCCCAGTATTATATGTGTCGGCATAGACGCCCGTAGGATATTCAAATTGAAATCCAGAATAATTATTTTTTTGTTGAGTAGTTACCCCGCCATTTTTTCGAGCCCAAAAAACAGGATGACCGTAGACACTCCCATCGGACCCAACAACATTGTTTGCAAATGTGGCAAGCGGAGTAGACCCTCCCGTCACCGGGCATCCTGCTACTGGAGTGGATATAAAATAAAATCTAAAATCGCTTGTATTTGACGGCGGCGGGGCTGGGTGATTCATATTTCTTCTAATTTTCATTTCAATTACATTATGAACTGTTCCTGAAAAAGAATCAGGGCCAGCAAAATAACCTAATCCAGATAAACTTGACGGAGCAGTATCTTGAATAAATAAATCTTCTGTATATAATCGTGTACTGTATCCGGTTGGAGATACTAAAAACGTATTGTTTTTACTTCTTTTTATTTGTGGAACTCTTGTATTTGCAGTAGCATGACTTACTGAACGCCATCGCCAGCGGAGAGAGTTGGAATGGCCAACAGGATCTCCTGGGTCATATGCATATCCATTGACCCCCACATCAGTCATTCCATCATCCCCTGTTCCCGAAGTATAAAATGTCCATGCAGTCTCAGGAGAATCATCAAATTCTTTCTGATACCCATACCAATTTCCAAGGGATTCCATATAGGAATTTCCGGCCAAATGAATAACATTGGCTCCGGGTTTTGAAACCCAAAGCCCTACCTCCCCGGTATTTGTATTCTTTCCAAGTAATACTCTGTCTGCCATAATATTATATATGTCTCCAATTAATCTTTGACAATGATTCGATTGTTCACACCATCAATGACAATGGAGGCTTCTCCGCCGACTGTGACCTTGGCTTCGATCACACCTGCCTCAATCTTGTCGGCTGCCAATGATTGAATTTGTGCATTTGCAATGCTTGCATCTGCAATGTATGTTCCGTGCATCTTGTCTGTTGTCCAGAATTGTGCATTTGCAAAGAAGTGGTTGTCTTGGAAAGTTTCAAAATCTTCCGGTCTGATGTTGAAGTTGTAGGCTTCTCGGACCACACTCGGTTTCCGAGCCATCTGATAGGCTTCGATGGATTCTATTTGGAGCCACTTGTCTGCCGGGTCGTCGGTGGGGAGTCCTGTTTCAGAAGAATTTGCAAGTCTCATTTCACCCACAACCAAATCTTTATTATCGTTTGGTGTAAAATATTCCCAGCCTGGTTTTTCCTGACTTGCCGGGAGGAGGTTCCAAAACTGTTGATACTTCCATGTGTGAGGTTGTGTTGAATTTGCTCCAATGGGCATTGCAAAAACATAATTTGAATCTGGGTCGAGATAGGGAAAGGAGCCCGTAGAATCATAACCATCAACATATGCAGTATCATTATACATTACATATCCAGTATTTCCTTGAACCGCTCTGGCGGCTTCCTCAGAACTAATTCCAACCTTTAGATGCCCCTTTTCCAAATACTTGACATTTCCATTAAACGAAATGTATGGTTTCACATCGGCTGGGTTTCCGTCTACGTCAAATCCGTGGAAATATGCCACGCTGTTTGTGTATACTGCAAACGGCATATTAGTACCAGTAGGTGGACTCTCAAAGAAATTAATATACCCCTTCTTGACACCAATCCCAGGTCGATTCGGAGCAGCAACGGGTCGCCCAGAAGGAGTCTCAAAGAGCCATCGGAGATTTCTTGCAGACAGAACCTCTGAATACAATCGGGCTTCGTCGTAGTTCCCGACTGCGCGGGGATTTCCAGACCTCATGGCTTCTGTTCCGAGCGGGCCGCCTTCGGCAACGCTGACCTCAGTTCCCATGGCCCCCAGAACCAATGCATAGCTGTCTCCCAGCCCCATATACTCAACAGCATCATAGCTTGCGGTCATATCATCATTTGCAGTCTTTAAGCCATTATACAATAATCCTGCACCATCACGATATATCCAAAGTCGCGTATACTTTTCTCCACTTACTGTCGAATCAAAGTCCCATTGCCATGCAACAAAATGCCATTCATCCTGTTTAAATCCTCGATTTATATTATTAACAGGAGGATGAACCCAATCAGCATCACTTGAATCGGGATTGGCTAACGCCAGGCCTGCCCAATTACTAGCAGGGTCGTCCCATTGAGAAGGATAAAACCAATCGAGAGAAACCTCATTGTTTGCATCGGGTTGCGCGGCACCAGAATCTTGGGTAACGATACGCAAACTTCCCCAACCAGCAAGGTGTCTTCCAAAAATCCCATGGCCGCCGGAGCCGCCAGATTGAATTTGTGTTCCTGGCTTGACCCAGAAACAGAACGTCCCCTTATTGAACGTTGCCGTGTCTGCAATATTCAATGCAGTATAAGGTTGCCCATCAATCTGTAGATTTGTGACAGAATTGTCTCCATGTTGTGCAATAACAATATGACCGTCGTCTTCTTTGGAAGGTACTGTATCAATAGTTCCTGAAAAATTATTCAAAGAAAGATTTCCAGAGACATTCACAAATCCTTCGCCGGGTGCGTGTTCAGAGAATGCAGCCTGATTTGCAGTATATCCGACAACCCGTGCATGGTTTCCTCGGCCAGTCGCGTCAGGAAGGTATCGTACACCATTGTCATCCACACCAAATGAATTGAATGTCCAATGACCCATAAGGTTTGCATCTCTTGGCGGAACAGAATTCAGGAAAAGTTCTCTTGTCTCTCCGAATGCTGTGATGTCTCCGAGATCGAGATATGGTGCCTCTTGATTATGGTCTTCTCGAAGTGTAATAAGAGAATTAATGAGATTTGTGAGTGAGTTTTCGGTCCATATTGCCTCGCCAATTGGAACTCGAAAAATAGAATCCATGTGAAGTTTGACTTGCAGACCTTCTTGGGAAAGAGCATCACCTGTGTCTCGATATTCGTACCAACCCGTAGAATTATTTGACGTTCCGAAGGGCCAGTTCGTGTTTGCATAATTGGCAATGGCATAGGTGGTAGGCGTATGGAAGGCTGTCTGTGCAATCTTATTTGTTGCATTAGAGAAATACAGATAGGTCTTGTATGGAGGCGAAAGACTAATCCACTTGTCTCCGTATGGTTCTGGGTTTGTCAAGCCATTGTCGGTCGTTGATGGGTTCGGACCATATGCATGGTCATCACCAGAGGTGTGGAATGCGTTGCTGACAAAGTAGACTGTCTTGCCGTCTGCAATTGCGCGAGAGAAATCAATTTGGCCTGCATCATCTGGTGATTGGAAAGGCCCTGGTGTTCTTCTGTCTGTTCCTGTGACATCTTCAAGTTGGAATCCATCCCAGAATACATCCTGATTACCATAATGAATAACAGGACTCAACATTAATGCATCTATTTCTTTTCTTTCTGGTACTGTCGAAGCTGAAATGGTTACATTTGCAACTCGATACTTGTCACCTGTATCAAGAGTATAATAAGGAGTAAGTTGAACTTCTGTTATTGTTCTGTCATTCCACTCAGGGAGAGATGACATATTAAAGTAAACTTTTGTCCATGCGCCGCCGACCGCAGGAGTTCCAGACCAACGAATATCCGTTTGCTTGCCGTCCGCCCCTCCCATTGTAGTATCCACGGTTGTTTTCCAGTTGATGCGCCCAAACGTGATACTTTGGACTCCGGGCATGTTATGATCGACAACCGATTGAACATTTGCAGTAACAAGTCCCCCGTCCACTCCTGCAAATTGTGCGAAATCACCGCTGTCTAGTGTATGAGTTGGTCTAAAACCATCTGCTTCGGCTGTATACTCTACATATTCAGGATTAGTAATATCTACAGTCGCACCAACAGTAGCAAGCCCACCATCAGCACCTTCAAAGACTCCATTATATACTTCACTTCCTTCTTTTATAGAATAATTAGTTCCATACCTGCCGCCTTCTTGGCCGTCGCGAGAAAAGTTAAGAAAGCTATGTCTTCTTACCCATTCTCCTTGAGTGGGGTATGGGGGGGCGCTCACGTCAAAACCAAGCCCGCCATCTCGGGCAGTATGCCATGTATTTGCGCTTCCGTCATCATCATATTTCTTTTTAGCGTATACTCTTAATTCTCCAGTCCGGTTACCGGCAGGGCTGATGGCAGGATAGCTATAGGATTTTGTATAATAAGAAAGAATCCAATCTCTTCCTCTTGGAATGTCAATCACAGCAGGTGATTCCCATGCAGACTCTTCGCTGGCAGCAGCATTCGCAAACCAACTTAGCAAATAATCTGTCTCATGAGAATTGCCATCTGAGTCTATAGTATTTCCAGTATATGTTCGGAATGCCTTTCCACTAATATAACTATTTCCTGTCGGACCAACATTTGTATCAGAAATAATTTCAATACGCGCAGTATTTCCGACACCTGCAATTCCATCTGTTGAAGAAAGCCCGCCACTTGTATTATAATAAGTATGCGGCCGGGGAGTCCGAAGCACCACATACGAATGAAATCTATGTAATGGTTCGGGAGGCAATGGATTTGTGTGCCAAGTTGTACTTGCGTGTAATATTTGATAATCTACAGAAGGTGAATTCCACAAAGAGATTGCGGCTGGCATCCAATTTCTTCCTGATTCGCCCATAAGTCTTTCAAGATGTGAACGACCAAGACCACTATTTGGTTCTACTGTCCAGCCTCTTCCATCATTTGCAGGAATAGAAGTGGGGTCTTTTGTATTTGCAATATAAATTGCATCATAATTTGCAGTACCATCAGAATTTAATATATCACTCGTATCAACCCAAATATCACCATTGCCTGTTGATGTTGTCGGAGCAGTTGTACTGGTAAATATCTGAGCGTGCCTGTCCGTTCCTGTCGCAAGTGCAATCTCACGGGCGCGGTCGGCCGACGCCGCCCGAAGGTCTTCAAGTCTGTACCATCCTTCGGAAACCATTGAAGATGCATCAGAATGAACAGTCTGTGCAAACTCGGGCCAGGTGCCATTGACCTTGTTGAACACATGAGCAATATTATTATTTCCTGTGTCATACCAGAGATCACCATCTGGATTTGGATTCCGAATTCCTGTCATGGTGAATGCAACGTTCGGACCATACCATGCACTTGCTTCGGCAGTTCCTGAGCCCGAATAGACTGCAACCAATCGGTCGGCTGCATTTGAGGCATAGGATGCAGAAAGATAAATTTGACCGAATGCATCGTCTTCTGCGGAACGCCATGCCAGGCCCTGAGTTGCTCCGCTCGAAGCCTCTGTTCTTGTATCGTCAGTAGACAAACCGAGACTGTTCTGCCATCGGAAGATTGCATTGGAAACCAATCCACCAGTATAGCCATTGGCATTATAGTCGCTGGTGTTGATCCAGATGTCTCCGTAGGCGGCTGTGGTGTGCGTGCCTAATGCATTTGCAAAATGTGTCGTGCCTTCTGTCTCAAAGAAAATCTTAATTTCATGGTCAACAAGAGGATTCAGTCGCCTTATGTTTTCAAGTGATTCTGCAACATCTCTTCCTACATCACCAATAGAGTCGGCAGAAATTTCGGCGGTTCCGTCGCCTGTGGTAAACCATCCAGAGGGTTCGTATCCAAGTTTTTCTTCTTGATATGCAATGGTCGAATAGTAGGCCGTCTGAGCGACCTTGTTGGAAGTGTTCTGATTGTATCGGAATGGTCGATTGAAGTCCGAAGAGTCATACCAGTAATCCCCGTGGGGTGCAGGATTTGGGAGTCTTTTCTGCGGAGTAAATTCGGGGTCTGGCCCATATACAACATTGTTGGAGTACCAGTACGGATACAGTTCGGCGTCTGGTTGTTTTCTTGTTCGGGTTCTTATGTTAAAGATGGCATCAATGTCAGGTTTGGAGAGAACCTTGTCATAGAATCTTACATGGTCA